TTCTCCAGTTAGTTTCTCTATCTTACAACAAAACGTCATCATTGTCAAGTGTCCATCCACGTTCCAGGAATTTCTGTTGCCTTTTCGCAACAGGCTCTCTACCACCAGGATTTTTTACCAATCTTTTCCTATCAATAACATCAAGTTGATTTTCCGAAATATAAAATACATTCTCAGCTAAATCCAAATATGGCAAGCAATGTATATAATCAAACTTTTTTCTTTCAGTGTAATAATCACCCAATGTAATTATTTGAAAGTCATTGATCAGTGTGATGGCATTTTCGGTAATTAGCGGTTGTGAACTTTGTAGATTACCATACTTTGCAGCCACATCCATGATATAGTCAGAGTAGTCACAAATTATAATGTCGCGCAGGTATTGAATTTTTGCGGGATCACGGAGCCAGAAATCATAGTCTTTTGGCTCTTCTTTATGATATATTGAAGAGATACTAGAACCCGACAGAATGCAGTTATCGTGAATCATCCACCACAGCGCCTCAGGCAACAAGTCCTTCTGTTTATAGAGCTTTTGTACTACATCGCCCTTCAAGCTAGTAGCAGTTTTATTCCAAGATGTATTAGTATTCATAAATTATTCTCAAGTACCGACACCGACGATTCTACGCACATTTCCACCAGTTGTCAAGTTGTTTTTTTGCAACATCAACATCTTTTACCTATTGACAATTACCGTGAGTGTGGTATAATAGAGCCTTAGACAGACAGAAAGCGAGACTCTAATGCGAACCAAACAGTTGATCCGTGGCTTGAAAAATTCCCAACGTATCCGTGTGATCCTCAATAATGTAGCATTTTTTACTACAGCATCGGGGACTGACGATATCATGTATCGTAACCAGCGCCTCGCAGTTCAATTTGCACTGGAGCGCATGGTTGCAGAAAAAATTACCGGACTCGCGACCACTGTTTCATGCTACAATGAAAAGATGGAATCCGAGCGTATCAATGTGCAAGTGGACTTAGTATGACAAGAATTCTTTTTTATCGCCTCCAAGCTCTGGAAGCCTTGCGCTGCACTTCAATGCAAGCCACCAAAATTGGTGATATTTGGTGCGAAGGTTGGATCAGCGAAGCGGACATGGAAACATTCCGACTGAATGGCTGGTGGTACGAAGTTCAGAAGTGAGTACTTTTACTGTACTTGACAATTACCTAGAACCTGGTATAATAGAGACTTAGAACGAAACGAAGGAATCAAAATGGATATCACAACAGCAATCGCGCAAATCAACCAAGAAGCCGAACACTTGGGCTTGGGTCTTCTGGAAACATTGCAAGATATCCAAGAGCGTGGCGAGATGGTCTACAGTGACAAGACTATGCGCGCCTATCGCGTGTTCATGGCTCAAGGCGCTAAATTTTTCTAAGGAGTAGTTATGAAGCAAAATTACACAATGTACATCTACAAAACCGACCGCCGTTGCAAGACTGGCGAGCGTCTGTTCTCCACTACCGTGTGGACTGACCGTGATGATGAAACCATGCGCCGCGAGTGCAACGACTTGTATGACCTGTACCCCGCAACAAAAGGCTGGCGCTTTGAGTGTCACCCAACCACAATTACCGTCAAAAGCTACATGACTGGCGAGGATGTCCAAATCGACCGCGACACACCATGGTGTTGTAATCCTGCGTCAGAATCTTTCTGGTCAATGTAAAAACCACTTGACAAGTCTCCACCAATCTGTATAATAGAACCTATGAAACTGATCACTGAAATCTTCCAAGCCGCCATCATCGCCACTTTGATGTTTGGTCCTTTCTTTTATTACTTCCTTTTTATGATGAAACCATGATCCGAGTTATTTTGGCCTGGGCGATCCTAAGCGCCCTCATTGCATTCTTGATTACCATGTTCAGAAGTTTGTCTGGTAAACAAAAATGGCAGTTGACAAAAGTTGTTGGCTATGCTACAATGTGTTCTCTTATCGCAGTAGCAATCCTTGTTGGTATTGTTGTACTCTTCTGAGGTGACATATGTTTCCTGATTTTCTTTTGCGACCCTTGTATTTCATCTTGGGTTTTCTTGTGTGCGCTAATCTTTTTCTTTATGGAGTTATCTAAATGAATCGTTATCTAAAACTTGGCGTTATCGCCGGGGCTGTTGCTTTGACTTCCGCATGTACTCGGATTGAGACTGGTGAGGTCGGTGTTCGTGTCGGCTTTGATAAGCAGGTGCAGTCTGGTGAGTTGCTGCCCGGCTCGTTCAATCAGTCCATCGTTGGTACTATCCTGACATTCCCAGTCAAGGACGTAAACGTGGTCCTGGAGAATATGACGCCCGTTGCAAAAGACAACAGCACAATGAAAGACTTGGACGCTGTGGTTGTTTACAACATCAATTCTGCACAGGTTGCAGAGTTGTATAGTACAAAGAACAAATCGTTCCATGCTGAATTCAAAGGCGACACCTATGTGATGTATAATTACATTGTGCAAAACGCACGGAATGCCATCTACAAATCCGCACGAATGTATGAAGCATTGGACATGGCTGATAACCGTACGGAAATGGAAAACTATATCAAGGATGAAATTCAGCGAAACCTTGCTGAGGAAAAACTTGACGGTAGTATCACCATCTCTCAAGTCATGATTCGTAACGTATTGCCTAGCGATACTGTAGTAGAATCTGCGAATGCATTGGTTCGTAGCAAAAACGAATTGAAGCAAAAGGAAGTGGAAGTAAAAACTGCTGAGGCTGAAAGCCGTCGTATGGCTGCATTGGCTAACAACTCAGGTAGTTCCATTGCATTCATGCAAGCCCAAGCCATGTTGAATATCTCCGAAGGTATCAAGAATGGTCAAGTGCAAACGATTGTGGTGCCATCCAACTTCAATGCCTTGATGATGGGTAAGTAAATGAGTGACAAGCCATCCTATTGTTGCCAACGATGTGGTGAAATGATCGGATGGCTTGGTCGTATTATGCCTTTTCATAAGTGTAAGAAAAATGAGTGAACTCAAAACATACTATTATATTCCAAACATCTGGGAACGTGATGAATTGGATGTTGAACATGCATTAGCATTTCAATCAAGTCGTGATATTGTTGCAGTTAACTTTGGTCACAAATATGATGACCTTGAGTTGGATTGGTTAGTTGAAGACATGGCTCAGGACTATATCTCCAATCGTGATGGTTGGGAAGTCGCAGAACATTGGCAAGGCCAAGAGCGTGAATTTGCAGTATGGGATTCCGATAAAACCTTTATTGGTAAATTTGACGTTCTGCTGGAGTATGAGCCACGATTTACTGCATGGAAGAAAAAATGAACGAACGAATCCAAGAATTCATCCTGCAAGCAACAGAGACAACTGATGTGTATAATCCTGATACGGGTATCACACATTACCGTGAATTCTTTGACCACGAAAAGTTTGCCGAGTTGATTATCAAAGAGACTTTACAAGTTGCCAAAGCTGGCGTTGAGTTTGGTCCCAGTATGGAAAAAGCAGTTTACACATATTTCGGAGTTGAAGAATGAACGAACGAATTAAACAACTTGCTGAACAGGCTACTACTATTGTAGATATGGTTGGTCCACAAGGCTATACCAGCAGCTATGCTAACTTTGATCGAGAAAAGTTTGCCGAGTTGATTGTTAGGGAATGCATGAAAGAATCGATGGATGAGATTGTTGCTGATGAAGACATTGCTCAAGAAAACGATCCTCTAATTAGAGAATATCTCAATGGCAATAATCAAGGCATCGTTGATGCGGTTGTTAGATTTAGAAATCATTTTGGAGTAAAGTAATGTGGAATAAATTCAAATCATTGCCGTTGTCTGTGCAGATATCAATCGGATTCATATTGTGTTTGGTGACCATTGCTATTATAGCATTTCCTCCAGCAGGAATTGTCCTTGGAACAATTGCGGCTATTTTTCGCATCTTCTATTATTTGACTGAGGGTAAGTAATGGCTAAAAGAAAAGAAGCTAAGAAGTTTATGTACGGCGTAGGCTTCTATTGGGAAGGCGATAGTGGTCACGTAGGACTGTATGCTTCTGGCAGTGAAGTGTTCTATGGTACAATGGAAGAAGCTAAGAACTTCCAAGCATACTGTCAGCGCCACCAACGCTTGGGTGAAGATAAACGCGAGTATAAGATATTCCAACTTATCGAGGTACCAGAGTGAAAGAAATCAACAATGAACGATAAAGAAAATATCAAAGCCGGTGCAGACATAAACGCGGGCGATGGTGGTTACAGTGTAGGCACTCAGGAAGCATATGAGGAGTTTGTCAAACTGCGAAACGAAGCCATAGCACTAGCCAAGAAAGAAGGTATCAAAGAACGCCATTATACCAACTCTGGTAAACCGATTGACTTTCCAGAAAAGTAATACTTTAGTCTTACACCAAGTTTAGTCAGGTATTGGTTGACAATTACCGAAAACCTGGTATAATAGAGCCATAGACAGTAAGAAAGACAAATCATGGCCTTTGAATCAAAAATCCTCTCCCTCGTTGCTAAAGTCACCACTGATGCAGAATTCACCTGTGGTACTTTGTTTGTGACTTGCACTCCACGCGAAGCCGCACGAATCCAAACAATCTTGGAAAATCCCGCTTACGGTGTGATTGTCTCTCCAGTTGGTGATCAATTTGCTTTTGACTTTGTTTGATAGGAGTTTTTATGTTTGAATTTTTAATCGTTGTTTTTGTTGTGTTGGTCTTGGTTGGCGGTGCTGTTAGTGGCTCCGTTGAGACCTTAGGTTAATCTTTTCTTTGGAGTTACCATGAAAATCGCACGAACCATTCTTGATCAAATCGGACAGTTGGACCCATGGGCCTTGGGTGCATGGGGTGCAGTAGACCTCACCGATATGGGTGATGGCTTACAATTCAAGACCACAGGTATGACACCATTCAAGGGCTTTGTGTATATCCAATACAAGCCATGCCCTGACCTGTATAACGTGAAGTTTATCCAAGTCCGTAACGTAAAAGGCGTTCCTACAGTGAAAGTCCGCAAGATAGTGGTGGACGTGTATGCTGAGGACTTGATCCGCACGATTGATGAATTCGTAGGATGATATTATGAAACTGAATAAATTTATTGAACAATTGCAAAAACTCCAATCTGAGGGTCATGGCGATAAGGAAGTTTTCTATCGTCATGGTGCCTCTGGTGATTGTGGTAAACTGTCCTCAGCATTCATTACCGATGAAGTAGATGGTGATTGTGGACCATTTGACCTGGACGAAGGTGAAGAGTATGTTTCCATCTACGCAGGAAATTGAGTACTTTCCACTGACTTGACAATTACCTAGAACCTGGTATAATAGAGACTTAGACAGAAAGATTCCAAATGACCAAACAATTCATCCAAGTCAGTGCCCACAAAGACAGCAATAACTTTGCCCACTGGAGCAACCTGAGTATCATGGCAAGCATGGGTCTGACCGCTGAACAGGCCCTGCGCCGTTTGCAAGCCATGGCTGATAACTATGCCGAGAACGGTTATACCATTGAGTGGATCCGTGAGGATTTTGATGCCGCTTACGAAGAAATGTATGGAGAGTTGTTTGTATGACAAAAGTATACACTGTTGAGTTCCATGACAAGACTATGGACTACCGTCTGGTGCGATGGACTACCATTAGCCCAGGTATTCGCTCGGGTGAAGATATAGAACGGTTTGACTCCGAAGACGAAGCTATGGACGCGGCCGACTGGATGAACGCGGGTGAAGAGTGGGACCTGTACCACCAGTGTGAGTGTGAATTTGATAATTGAGTACTTTTACTATACTTGACAATTACCTGAAACCTGGTATAATAGAACCATACCAGACAGAAAGACACCAATGAGAACCTACCAAGCCTTCTACAAAAACCGCGTTATCACCGTGACTGCATCCACCTCTTATGAGGCGCAGTTGAAAGCCGCAGCCGTGTTCAAAGCACGTAAGTCCTATGATGTTGCTATCGTGTTGGCTGATACACCTGTGGTTATGGTAGACTGATCATGTTTGACTTTATACTGGCCTTGATACAGGCCGTTTTGATTTTCCTGATCGTATCTTTATGGGTGATGTTTGCGATCATACCTATAGTCTACCATCTTGTGAAATTAGTACTTTAGACTGACTTGACAATTACCTAGAATCTGGTATAATAGAACCATACACCAGAGAAGGAAAGAACATGTACACAACAATTTGGTCAGGTCGCAATGTCCGTGCTGCATTGACAGTAAAGGTGCTCCAAGAGTCACCAGCAGCTATCAAATTCGTAGTAGCGGATAATGAAAAAGCTACCTTTTGGTTGCCAAAGAAAGCCTTGAAAATGGTGGATGAATGCTATGACTTAGCATTTTGGTTCACAAAAGGTGAGTATCTGGCCAGTCTGTTCAACCGTTACGCTAATCACTATAAGGCTTGATATGAGCAAACGAACTGGCTTGATCATATGGGCCGTTACAGCCCTTGCGTTTCATGTTGCGGCATTCTCATTGGCTTATTTGGGATTACTGAAATGAATGAACGAATTAAAGAACTTGCCAAAGAGGCTGCAAGAGAAATGAACGAAACTGGGACTTATTCAGAACCCAAATTTCAGGAAAAGTTCGCCGAGTTGATTGTTCAGGAATGTACCGCGGCATTATTTGATGAATCGGAAAGATTGTCTGGATTGTATTCGGACGAAGACAATTGGGACTCGGCTGAGGAATATGAAATTCGTTCAAATCAATGTATTGATGACATAGCATTGATTGAAAAACATTTCGGAGTTGAAGAATGAACCAAGTTTTAGTAAACCTGCTGTCTAATCGAGCAGTAAGATTGGGTGAGCACTCTTGGCAATGGGCTGAGAAAAAGACTGGCAATCCTTCCTTGAAAAATTCTGTGACTTCTCGTATGTTTCGATCCAATCTTGTAGAAGTGGTCGGTGCAGAAATGAAACTTACTGCTATGGGCCGTATAGTAGCAGAACAACTTATCGGAGTTGAGGAATGTTTAAGAAGCTAATTGACATATTCAAAGAGCCCGAGCATGGCATAGTGAAGTTGAGTTTCATTGCCCTGGACGAGAATGGAGAACCCTATGAGGATATTGCAACAATGCCATATCATACACAATACATTCAAAGTGATGTGGAAGCAAAGTTTGTGGCATTCATGAGTTTACGGAATCACCGAGTTGTTGAAATCACAATACTAGAAGTAATTAAAACAAGTGGATAATATAATGAACGAACGAATTCAAAAACTTGCTGAACAGGCTTCCGAAATAGATGGTGATGACCTTCTATATTACAATCCTGTATTTGCTGAAAAGTTCGCCGAGTTGATTGTGAAAGAATTTTCAAAGCAGGTTCAAATTGAAGGTCGCTTTGGGCTCGAACGAGACCAGACTTTGATTCGGCTTTGCTGTGAAAATGCCAAGAAACATTTCGGAGTTGAAGAATGAACGAAAAGCAAATCGAAGCCCTGTTTGAATGGTTGGATCATCAAACATACATTGGTGAACCCGGTACTGATGGTGAATACATTCGTATGGAAGAAATGCGTAAGTACCTACCTGAAGCAATTAAGAAAATTATGGAGCAGGAATGAAAAACACCCAACTAGGTAAAGTCCTCACACAGGAGCACCACGACTACCTGATTTGCCTGAGGGATTCTGGTGAGACCAATATGTGGGGAGCTACACCATATATTGAACGGGAGTTTGGTGTACCATACGTGGATGCCAAGACTATCCTATTGGAGTGGATTGAGTATATGTCTAAGTGAGTACTTTTACTGTACTTGACAATTACCGGATTCCTGGTATAATAGAGTCATACCAGAGAGAAATACTAAGGCAACAACAAGTACTAGAGTAGATGGAAACCGACCCACGCGAGAATGCGTGGGCTTTGCGAAAGCAACGATGCGAGAGTAAGTCGGTCCAGTAGGGTAAGGAAAGAAGTTGCTGGCGGAAAAGCTGCTGGCCAGGACAGAAGTTAGGAAACTAACGCCGTGTAATCCTGGCATCATATTGAAGCACATTAGATCCTTTAGTATTCGGGCTCCACGGACCAACGGGTACTATCCCTTTTAGTGTGCTTCAATATGACACAAAAGTACTCTTCATGGACAAGGCTAGGCACATATGAACGCATAGCCGAGCGCCTGCTGATAGGACAACCTAAGCCAAAGCTATGGGGTCGGCTGGTAGGACACCGCTTTGAGACAGGCACCAAGAGTCTACACAGGACACCTCAGAGCCGTAGGTGGCGCCTGTTCTGGCGACTCAAAGACAATCGCCAGAAATGAATACTTTCTACTGACTTGACTCTTACCTGATTCCTGGTATAATAGAGTCATACCAGAGAGAAAGATACCAAATCGTTTGAAGGATCGTTAAGGAGTAATGATATGGCTTACAATAATGGAAGCGGATATGACAAGGAAGCAGAATATGCTAAAAAGTCTATGACTGAATTGATCGCCATTCGTACCCAATTTGAATTGGCCGTGGTGAAACGTCCGAATGGTACATTCAATGAACACCTTGAATGGGTTAAGTTGAAAATTGCAGAACGCATTGGAAAGAAGTAATATGGCCGAAGTGAAGTTGGGAACACTGTATAAAGTCACAGTGACCGAATATGACTGTGGTGTCCAAAGGGTTGATGACAACGACACCAAGTATTTCACCACACTAGAGGAAGCGGAGAAGTATAAGGCACACTGGGAGACTGGTGGTAACCGCGAATGCTACTGGAGAGCCAGCATTACCAAAATGTGAGTACTTTAGTCTTACACCAAGTTTAGTCAGGTATTGGTTGACTCTTACCGGATTCCTGGTATAATAGAGTCATACCAGAGAGAAAGAGATACCAAGATGAACTACACTGTCCAAGAACTCGCCCTCCAATACGCCGAAAAGCTGACCGCATATTACGAGGCTATGCAAAGCGACTGGGACGATAAAAGACGCCAAATCCAACGTGCGCGAGATGAAATGTATGCTGCACAAAACGCTTTGGCCTATGCCTGCGAACGCGCGGCTGAACTTCTGGCTTGAATAAGGAATTAACATGGAACCCCAATTGACTGTTGCGGAATTGATCCGCGTGTTGCAAGCATTGCCTAACCAGGACGCTTTGGTTGAGATGGCGATGAACCAAGAGTATCAGGACGCTGTGTATGCCTCGGACGTACATGTCTGGAGCGATGAACTGGTTATCATAGGAGAATAAGATATGTCGTGGATATTAGATGGACAGAAAATCTCGGCTTGCTACCTTGGCATAGCCGTCACTGGTCGAGTTATCTCCAGTCGCGTGAAGTATGGTGGCAGTGTCCAGTACTCCCTAGTACTGGACGAACCTGTCCAACTGCCATGGCGCACAGAATCTACCAGTTTTCTTCTGGTGGATAAGAACGAAGTTATTGAGGTGATTGGGTGAAGCATTACTTTGTGGTCTATAAGTCCTACCAAAGACCTGGGCTAGAGCACTTTGAGGTTGATGCTGCTAATAAAGCCGAAGCCCGGAGACTGTTCCTGGAAGCCAACATCAAGCACGATTACATTATCAAGATCATCCTATGAGACAATGGACTGTTAGAGTTTACGATGGGTTTTCTACTCAAGAATTCCAGCGATACGGAACCTATGAACAAGTCCGCACAACCCTAGCTGGTTATCCTCCTGGATATATTTGGAGCATTCAATGAACGAACGAATTAGAGAATTGTCGGATATCGCATACAAAAACCATCTAGCCAGGAATCCACATTCCTCCTTTGGTCGCCGATACGATTATGATAAAGAATTCGCCGAGTTGATTGTTCAGGAATGCATGACAATGTGCGACAATGTATCTGCTGATTATTTTAAGCATCGCAAAGCCGCAGATGATTTTCGAGATAAGAATATCTATGCCGAAGGTGAATCGGCTTGTGACGAGGTACGATACGAGATTAAGAAACATTTCGGAGTTGAAGAATGACCCTCTTAGCAATAATCGGCTTCATCGCCATTTGTATTGTCGCCATGTACTTTACCTTTACCAGCATCGTGTGGCTTTACGGCGCTTCACTCTTCGGTGCAGGTTTGACCAGACTCTTAGTCACGGGAGCCATCGCAGGTGGCATGTGGACTCTAGCATGGCATCTTTCACCATTCACAATCTCAGTAAATCTTACCTAACACGGAGTCCAAGAATGAACGAACGAATTAAAGAACTTGCAGAACAGGCTGGATTGAAAGTTGAATACTTTATGGCCAATCCACCCAAGCCCTTTCAGATTCTCGGCAGCACTGAGCAGTTTGAAAAGTTCGCCGAGAAGATTGTGAAAGAATGTACTGAACAAATCAAGACACAGGGTATCAACGCCTCTAGTGAAGATTATGGCGATTATGAAATAGGATTTAACGCAGGGTTATTTCATGCCCTTCGCACAACCAAAGAACATTTCGGAGTGGATTATAATCCAGTTGAAGAATGAAAACAGTATACCTGGTCTGTAGCACAGTTGATCTTGGTTATCATGCCGAGTATGGTTACACCTCAATTGAAAAAGCTGAAGCTAAGATGGTTGAACTGGTCACCCTGGCTAAAGAGCGGTACATCAATTCAGCCATGACACCATCCCTTTATAACCTATTTCCTGTATACGAAAAGGTTGTCCAAGACGCCGAACGTTATCATGAGAAATATGAAATTGCATCAGTGGAGATTGAAGAATGAGAACTTTCTTCTGACTTGACAATTCCACCAGTCCTGGTATAATAGAATTGTCGAACAGAGGGGGATGGACGGTGGGAGTGGGCGTCCATATAGTCTGCTTCTTGTATGGAAGCAAAATGCTTATACTTGCTTCATCCTAAGAAAGCACCAGGTAACCTACGGATAGGTGCTACCATACTAACCAGTGCAATAACCATCAATGGATCGTATATCCGAAATCCTTGTCCTGATTCCTCTTTAGAATCAACAACTTACAACCGCCCAAACCGAGAATTTATCAAAATTCAATTTAAGGCCATTGCTTCCTTTCGTGTTTTGAATGGACCAGCGACCAGTGTCATACCTTCTTGGGCATGATATTGTTCCAGTGTCAATCGATTTTCATCTGGGCTTACAGTAGCATCCCAACGATGGTCATCCATTCTACCATCAGCCAACCGAACGCTGTACCAAACAAATCTACCGTAACTCATAATCTATCTCCTTCTTCCATACAATTATACCATGGTTCCAGGTAATTGTCAAGTCAGTGGATAGTTCAAACTTTGAGTATCAGGTTCCGCTTCATCACTTTACAGGAACACCACTCATTGTACCATCTGTCACTCAGTAACGCCTCAAACTGAAATATGTAATGAGTCTCATAATAGGTGCATTCGCTCTTACTCTTACACAGGCGGATTATGTACCTCTCAAAATTCTCTACCCCAAGTGTAGCAACATCCTCTAGTAATACTTTATTTGATCCATAGTAGTCTTGCCAATCACTTGCAAGGCGGAGCTTCTTCCTCTTACCCTTTACTGTTCTATAGCCAGCTTTGGTGAAAAACTTCTTACCAACATACCGGCGCCCTGTCACCTTGTTTCGTATAACGTAGATGAAACCCCAGTGCCCATCTAGCATTTCATCGGTGACTGGCTTATCACCATCAATCGTCCATGCTGTCATCGGACTCCTCTGAAGGATTGTCTATGATGTATTCAGCGCAAAAAGGGCAATGGATCGGATCAGCGTTGCAAACCTCCTCATCATATACTATCTTGAAGGTGTTATCGCAATTCTCGCATTCGTGCTTTATTGTATTCATGCATTTCCTCTATTATAACCATGAGGTATCGTCCTCATCGTGATATGTATGCATGTTATCTGTGGTCAAAGGAATGTCCAGCATCCAATCCGGATCCTCTAGGACGTATTCACCGGACCGCTCAAGTGCTCTATTCTTATTGAGGCGACTGGCAAAATCCGATGCGATGGACCTGGTGGCGGCACCTTCAGGACTCGCGTGATAGGCCAATAGTTTCGCGGACTTCTGCGCCTTCAAGTCATCGGACTGTGGGCGTTTATTGCCACAGGATTGACCGCAAAAACGTCCTCTTTTGGTGTGGTTTACTCCACATACCGGACATGTTTTCATAATGCAATATTTATAGGAAACGTCAGTAGTGGAGTTGCAATGAAATAATATTGCTTGAATTACACCAATATTGAAAGGATATTGCTATTATTTCAGTGATTGAGCTATCTTCTGTGCCATTTCCATCAGTTGGTTATACTCATTCACCATCTCTTGGTACCTATTTGTCTTGAATGATATACTGCTATATGTGGCTGATTCAAACTCTGCTTGTTTACCATTGATATAGTATTGAATAAGCTCTTGGACTTTTTTGTTGATTGCTTCATTTGTCATTTGGTTTTTCCTTTTTGTTTACCAGTCTGATTCGTCTGTAATGGATACTGTTACTGTTGTGGCATAGTTGTTTATTGGTGCGTCTACACTTGCGGTGAGGATTGATCCTATACCGGATGTGCTATCGCATTCTATTGTTACTCTTGGTGTATCTGGGAATGCGTCTATGAATTTTTGAATGTCTATTAGTTCTTGTCTGCTTAGGATGATTTTAGGCATTGTTCTATGCTCCATGGGTTGGGTAAATATTTGCTCTGTTCTGGTGGTAGGATTTGTTCTGCATCGCCGTTGCGTCTGTTACTGTATATTACCTCAAACTTACAATTGTTTACTCGTTGATATGCTTCCACTACCTCTTTTACTGTATATCCATTACCGCTGCTTAGGTGTTCTATCCTATTGGCTGGCGCTGTGATTGCTTTACTGATTGCTTCACATAATTGGTGGATGTGGATATAGTCACGGATTGCTGTTCCGTCGCGTGTGTTATAGTCACTACCATGAATTGTGAATGGTTGGTGCTTGCGATTAGCTTCCATGAGATTATACATCAAGCCGTCTGCATTCGTTGGCTTACCGCCTAGCACGTTGTAGAACCGGAAGGTGGTATATTTGGCTCTTTGTGCTACCAGTGCTTCCGATGCTAGTTTACTCACTGCATATGGGCTTGTTGGATTGGCTGCGGCTCCGGTGCTTGCAAAGATAAAATGACCAGGGATTGCTAATGCATTCTTTGTGCCGATCAAATTAGTTTCATAGTAGGACCATGGTTGCGTGGTGCTTTCACCGACTTTGACTTGTGCTGCTAAATGTATCACCACATCATAGCGTGGAAGGTACATGGGCATTGGTTCTCTAATGTCATGGATGTATTGTGTCGCTAGTTTCACCTGTGCTGGTGCTATGTCAAGCCCATGCAATTGGTGCTCTGTGTGCTTCAGCAAATACTCCGACAGGTAACTGCCAATGTAGCCGGAGTTTCCGGTGATGAGTATCTTAGCCAATTTCAGTCCGCTCCTCTTGCACCGCTTGGCTTACCGTGGTGCTCTAGGACCATTCGTGCTTTGTGCATTGCTTTGGCTGGCAACTTTGAATCAAATTTATGGCTCAACCATATGATTTCATAGATTTGTGTTGCTTCAGGTTTGAGATACCAGGTGCCGATGAATGAGCCATGGATTTCTTGGTGACCTCTGAGCATATTCGGATCACTGGCATACCGATAGGTATATTGCTCCAGTCTTTCAGGATGATTGCTTCTGATATCACGAACATAGTCCTCATATTCATTCCAAGTGCCTGCTATGATCCAATAGAATGGTTTACTCTTGAGGTCCATCACCTTTGGCTCCATATAAAATTTGCATCACATCAAGGATACAATCGTCCACTGGATTGTGCTTTGTAATTTCAAGGAATGAGTCCCATTTTGGATAGTCCACTTTTACATACCCATTCTTGGTACCATACAGAAAATCTACCGCTGTTCGGACATCCCGCCATCTGTAGTGTGGGAACACATGCTCCAACTCGCATTGCTCAACGATATCATCCAGCACTAACTGATCCAGATTACCTCGGGCCCATACCCAACTGTCCGGTTCATCGTATGACCTAGCCCACTTACACATTCTTTCATAGCCCTGTTCAAATGGCACATCAATTGCGGATGGCTTGAAGGACTTGATTCTCACGTTCTCGCATTGCTTTGACCACCATTCAATGGTGCTCTTGTCACTCTCACGTTTCAGGCGTTGGATTTGGTCCGATACACTGAATTTAGCAAAGAAGGTATTGCCTCTCAGTGTCTCGGGTCTTGGCTTAGACTCAGGATCAAACCAGGTACAGGCCATTGATAGAATAACAGAATTGGATCGCTTACCTAGCGTCTCCACATCAAACATAAACATTATTTACGGGCCCTTCCGCATTCAAATGCGGCTTTCAAATAGTCAATCACAATCTGCTTGGTCTTTGTGTCCTCAGCATCAAACCATGATAGGAGCCACTCTGATCGCATACTGAATCCTTGCAGTTCATTGAACCAGTCGTCAAACTCTTCATATTCGTACCGCGTCAGGATATTGCATTGTGATAGTGGACCATCCACATATTCCGAGTGGCATGTATCACACTGATAATAAAATAGGTTGTCGCTGAGTTTTATCTCCGCTTGGCCCTCGCCACAAACATCACAGGTTCTTGTTTTCATTGTATATTTCCACGTTGTTCAAAATTGGTTCTTTGATTGTCTTACTTAGATGCACGAATGTTCTGAATTGTTTGCACCATGGTATGTCAGTCCGGATCACGTATGCCCACAGTCCACCACGTATCACGGCATCAACAGGACCAACATGCTGCTCATCGCATTTGAATGCTATACATTGGTGTGGTTCATCATTGGTTAATTTACCATTGTGTGTTGCGCACCAACGGTGACCGAATTCGTGATTGGTTATCACCTCAGTGATTTCAATCCAAGGCGGGATCGTATTCATGTATGCATTGAAATACTTCCAGTCATTGAATTGTGGATCAACCCATAACAATGTCTTCATAGGTAGTCACCACTATATTGTCTGCGAATATATTCAAACACTTGTTTGTGATCATAGTCCCACACATCCGCGGGTGTCTTCATATCAAACGAATGATTTGGTGTGTTCCACCACAGATTGACCAGCCGTTGATTACCGAGTAATGGCATCAGTAACCGATTCATTCTCTCAACCTCATCATCAATTTTCACAATATTCTTTCATCTTGATATGAATAACCTTTACCAAATACAATACCGAGAACGGTAATTGTTGTCAGTTCGTGACCATCATAATAAAATTGCTCATAGTCAAACAATCTAGCATCAATACCAAACAGAACATACCAGTTTTCTTCATGCTCCCAATATTTACCACCATCATATGGATTAGGCGCAGCGTACCACTTGATCCTATAGTTCCAGTACAATATTTTGTTGAGTAACTCAAAACGAGGTGTGTATTTCATGAGCCTATTATACTCCAAAGAAAATCCCGAGTCAAGCTCGGGATTGATTGTTTACCGTAGCATCAGATATGTTTAACACACTGAATGGGCATTCATTTGAACGAATACCAAAGTAACTGGTGCGTCACAAAATAGAAGCCGGTTTTTGCCATAATCGAGTGACATCTGCATATCCATCTGATAATATACAACCGGGATTGAATCTGGAAATTAGCGCATCATGTTTGGGTCCAGCAGTGTAACCTTTCCATCTTGCGCCTATAGTTGACATTTCAATTCCTTCATCCCATTTTTGAGCGGAGAATAATGCGAATCCTGCACACCATGCTCTCTCAACTATTCCTTTGCCATGTTGTTGACCAGGCTTCTGTATTCTTTTTTCCAAATCTTCTTTCGTGAGTTTATTCCATGCAGATTGTGGAACTTCAATATTCTCCACTCCAGGATGTTCATGTAGAGGAATGAGAGGATTTGGGTGAATGAAATACATTTCAAACTGATAGCGACCACTTCTAAAAAGACACGTTGCTGTGGCATCATCAGATAAAAATACTTCTGGTCTAGGCGGCATGAGTATAGGCATACCCGAATTCAGATACCAGTAAGTGAATTCCACCAGATTTTCAAATTTAGGAACATCCTCATGAGTGATATTACGCATCTTGAGTAGTTAGTCTAGATAAAACATCAAATACTTCAACACCAGCGGGTACCATATTTGGATCAATAATGTCACCGGATTCCTCACGCAATGCATGTATACAGTAGGCTACGGTGTTATCGGACTGTGCTGTAAGCATGTGTACTGTGTTTGCTTTGATATAAATCATATGTGGAGCAACAAAGGATGTTTCCTCTCCGTTCACTCCGACAGTTAAGCTACCTTTTGCCAGTAGTGTTAAGTGATTATATGGATGTTTGTGTCCGATCTCTTGGTCACCGGATGATGCAAAGTGCATCTGACGAACGAAAACATTCTGCACTGTTCCAATATTTACTTGTGGTTGGGTCATAAAATTCCTTTAATTATTTGTTATATCACAGTCACTTCAATTTTTCCGGTGGCTTCTGTTGGAAATATTTTTCGTTTACCTGCTGGCAAAACGGGTCTACTGTGTTGTTTATGATACTCTGCGATTCTCTCAGGTGTTATATTCGGAACACTTATTCCTGATTGAGGTTTGTATCTCTCAGATGCTTTTCGTTTATTCTCCAACTCAGATTCTGTATACTCACGAATTTCCTGTATGTATGTCCACTTACCATCAATTAATTTAGGTTGTGTTTCAACAAAATATTGATTAGTGCTCAACTCACTTGGCTCAGGCACGTAAACTAACTGAAACTCTGGCGGTAACACAAATTCTGTGCTCACATCAATGTTTGGATAAAGTAATTTTATATCTCCAACATATATTGGAAATTCCATGGTTTCTGTGTTAATGTAAATTTTATTAATCATAAATTTAGTATGCTTGTAGTAAAATCCGGCGCGGTACTGTGTGGAGCCACGCCTGCGGTTTCAGTGTAAAGTGAACTGCTTGTTTCTGAAATATCTGTACGGTTAAAAGTGGCTATTATGAAGCCTGTATATGTAGTAATTGTAGAAGTTCCAAGTGTTACAGTAGTTGAACTATAATCAAAAGTTGATACATAAGCACTTTGATAATCTTCAAAACTTGTTGTAACAATCGTTCTACTACCATCATCTGGAACAGTAACAAGAAAGACGGATTGCGCTGAGGTGTATTCGTCGATAGTAACGGATGCATAGCCTTTAATAATAATATTACCGTGCGATACAATCGGTTCGTAAAAGGTAGCGCCAGCATCAGCGCCCAGATTTTTAATTTTTCTAGCCCATTGGATGGTTCCACTTTCATCAATTTTTAAAATAGTTAAATATCGCGGGTTTTCGTCTAATTCATAGTAAACATAAAAGAAGTTAGTTGTTGGATCACTAATAACCGTAGGTGAGGTATAAAAATTAGCTGTTAGACTGCGACTCAAAATTTCTGCGCCTGAACTATTAAGTAATCTAAAATAATTAGTGGTTGAGGTGTAGCCACCCTGTAATAAATTAAACGAAACTAAGACATTACCATTTGGATTAATAGCAAAACTACTTGTTGTGTAACCAGAACTGACGCTTTGAACAAACCAATATTTAGACCAAAGAAATGATCCATCTGCGCCAAATTTATGTAACTCTACACCTCTTCCATAGTTGTTTTCCTGAGATTTCGATGATCGAGTCATTAGATAAGGGTTATCTGATAAATCTGTCTTTATACCTGTTGGACTCCAACTTTCCCAACTGTTGGGCCAACCGTTTATTGTACCGTCTCGGGTAAAACCTTTAAACCACTGTCTGACGCCACTAGAATTATATTTGATGATTCCTGCCGCTCCAGCATTTGTACCTCCAACAGTGGCCAAATAAACACCACCAGATACCGTGTTTGTGCTGTTGAGGGTAGGAAGCCAAATGTTGTCTTGGGGCTCAGTTGCAGGTGGAGAAATAGATTTACCCCACACCACTGCAAATGTGGTGGGGTCTAATTGTCCATGATAATATGGATATGCTGAACTGTCGGGCTGCCATGCATAAGTTACATTTTGATCTGTTGTTCCATTCGTTGCACTATTAAGACGAATCGCACCACTCCAAGTTTTGGTGGAACCAATTGTTGTACCATTTAAACCAATTCTATAAATTTTAGTGTAAATTGAACCATTACCAAAATTTTGTCCCCGGTAGTCATAAAATGGGACAATGATTTCATGATTTCTATAATGTATAGAATTTCCTAACAGTTGCTGTTTAGTGCCGTTATAATCGCCACCATCTAAATCAACATAAGTTCTTATCCAAGATGAGCTATCACCATAAAAACTTTCCAGCGAAATAGTGCCCGTCTGAACTCCAGCTAAAGAGCGGGATTTAACTGAACCCAGGGAAATTTCTCCTGTATCAACAAGTTCATTCCTTATATCCGACAGTGAAATTTGACCTGATCCTTGTAATGCCATTACATAATCTCCTGTGCAATACTATGTTTATTATCTCTTATTTATACAGATAAAACAGTTGGATCCAACATCGTTATCATGTTGATGAATTTCACGGCATCATCCTCTTCAGTGAAGTACCGTAAGAATGTCTGTCCCGTGTACTTAGACACAATGATCAATAGAATATCGGAATTTTTGTGAACGGAGAATTTTATAATCCATCCGTTCTTTAGCGCAGGCTGGAAGTATGATGTGTTACTTCTTATTTCCTGCAAAAGCAAGCTGCGAGCCTTCGATGATTTTTCTTGCATTCTTGGTAATTTCGTCTGCTACATTGGTTAGTCCATGTAAGTATGTAGCATATTCAGTACCTGCAAATTTCTTCAGTGCATCAATGCCTGCGTGTGTAGCAGTTGAATTGATTTCAATAGCAGCAAGTGCTAGTTCTTTGAATTTAGTATTGTCCATTTTGTATCCTTATTGTGAAGCGATTGGCGCTTTGCTGAATAGTGCTCGTATCTCAGCGATTGTTGATAGAATTGTTTTTAGCATGTTATATGGTGACCTCATTAGTGAGCAACACCATACAATTATATATCAGAAAATGCTGTATTGCAACATGGTTTTACTAGACTACCGAGTCTAATCGTTGCTCTTGCAGCCACTCAGTTTCACCCACAAATTGTGGTGATTTTTCAAGCTGGTGTTGTGCTTCCCACAAAATCTGGTATAATTTTTTCTTGGCTTCAAATTGTGTGAAGCCATCATTGTGCATATCACGTACATACCATCCTAGGTCTTGTACTTGTGTCAGTGCAGATTTATTCATATCAATCAATCTTATAAGCGGTACGTAGAATTTTCACCTGATCATTTGGTGCTAGGTATGCACGAACACGAAAGGTGCGAGTAGCGCGGGCATGGTCTTCAGTCATAGTAAACTCAGCTAGTTTGTTTTCTAGCATATAACTGGCTAATTGAGTAATCAAAGACTCTTTTATTCTTTCTTTGCCACCAATAGTGTCCATCATATCAATTGCTTCCATCTCAGACATGGTGTGTGTTCCAACAACCATTTTGCCACCGATGGGATAGTCATATGAAGTGAACGTCACATCATTCATCTTTACCTCTGAGATGCATCATGATTGCAACGGTCAGTAAGAACCACCAACCGGACCAGTCATGTACAGCAACAAGCCAAGCAGTGCCCGCGACAATCATAAAATTGTATATCAGTATAGCAATACTAATTGTAGTTTTATTCATAGCTTTTTAACTTGGGCCCAGCCAATATCACTTGTTGGGCGTGTCATATGAATCGTGCCATCACTACATAATGCAAACAGAATCACCTGCCCTGTGTTGGTGCTTGATGCTGCGATCTGGATAGCTTTGCGATCCAATTCTTTTACTTTTTCTTGTTTAACTTCAGTTACCATTTTCTTCTTCCTTTGTTTTGAATGCACGAATTACGTCATACACGCCATCGGCGGTTTTGTCAATATAAATCTCTGGCCCAAAGCCAGCATACTCAAATTTGTGATCACCAACCAAATCAAAGGTGTCAATCATAATTTCTGGTTCACCCATCACTGAGTGGTACTCTTCATCATAAGAGTAATAGAGGTCTTCAAGTTCGCGGATTAGATCGATTAGCTTCATTTTTGCAGTCACACTTTCTTCCTTGATTACAATCACCAGTACAGTCAGTATACATCATTTTTCTAAAAAATGCTATGATGAGCGATATCATTTACCAAACTCTTTTATTAGATCGTCAATGATTTGTTTTTTGACGCCACCAATCATGCCATGATCATATGTGGTAAATGTTTTCTTTTTGCATGATTCCTCAACTGTCTGAATAACTTCCTCAAGCATCCTGTCATAGAGACCTTGAAGTTGTTCATCATACATTGAAGACCAGTCAATGTTATCTGGACCAGGACCATATGGTTCATCAGCCCAGAATAGAAATCCAGCGTCTTTCGCTAGTTCTTGAAGTTTTTTGTTTAGTGTCATAGTGACTCCATTATAATACAAAATAGGGCAATTGTAAAGCTGCCCTGGTCATTTTTACCTTATGCCCAAACATCATCCCAGGTGCCGGACAATGCACCCTTAGCGTAGTCTGTGCTCCGATTCTCAAAGAAGTTGGTATGCGTAGGAGCATTGATCATCTCTTCAACCCATGGCAATGGATTCTTCTTGACCTTGAATATACCTTTCATACCCAAGCCAATCAATCTGCGATCAGCGATGTATCGGATGTATTTCTTCAACTCATCTTTGGTCAGGCCTTCCATCTCTGCGATACCGAAAGCTAGATCAATGAATCTGTCTTCCAATTCTACCATTTTCTCAGCGATGGTATAAATGGAGCTTTTAAGTTCATCGTTCCATATCTCTGGATTCTCGCCGATGTATGTCTTGAAGAGCTTCATCATGTTCTCGGCATGCATCGTTTCATCAACGATAGACCAAGTAACAATTTGACCCATGCCTTTCATCTTACCATGGCGAGGGAAGTTCAACAACATAATGAATGAACTGAACAACTGCATACCTTCAGTGAATGCACTGAACACCGCAATGTGTCTTGCTGTGTTCTCCTTTGTACCATTCTTGTTTGAAATGTCTAGCAAATAGTCATGCTTGTCTTTCATTTCTTGATATGCTAAGAATTCGTTATAGGTTGTTTCTGGCAATCCAAGAGTTTCAATCAAGTGACTGTATGCAGCCACATGCAATGCTTCGCGGGCTGCGAAGCCCAGCAACATCATACGAACTTCTGGCTGTGGAAAGTATGGAAGATAATTCTTCACATAACCGCCAGCAACATCAATGTCACCCTGTGTAAAGAATCGAAAGATATTTGTGAGAAACTTCTTTTCATCTACAGTAAGGCGTTTCTTCCAGTCCTTGACGTCCTCCATCATCGGCACCTCGGTGTGCAGCCAGTGGCTCTGCTCATGTTTCAGCCATGCATCATATGCCCAAGGATAAGAAAATGGTTTGAACGAACTACGTTCATCAGTCAGTTTTGATTCTACATTTTTCTTTGTCATTCTTTTATCCAATTTTCTAATTTATCTTTTGTCACCAGGCCGACCATCCTACGAACTTCAATATTTTCATCAATCATCACCAGCGTAGGAACTGATCTGATACCATAATCAACTGCCAATTCTGACCGCTCATCAATGTCAATCACTTCAATTGGCAGATTGGTGTCAATATCTTCCATCAACTTGGCCATGGCTTTGCATGGTTGGCACCATGATGCTGTAAATCTCAATACTTTTCTCATATCAGCACCATGATGTTTTGGCTTCACCGTAGTACTCACGGGCAAAGCCATTTATGATCAACATTTGACGCAGGCTCTTACCGTCAAGTAAAATGTCACCCAAGACACGACCACCATATTTGTCCCAAGCCATCAACACAACTTGGCGTTTCTGTGCCCCATTGATTTGCACTTTCGTGAATGCTGTTGCCGCTTGTCCACGTGCATCTTCACTTGGGCAGGCCGCACGATGGCCTTTCTCGGGTGTATCAACACCAAACACACGGATGCTCAGTTCCTTTTTCAGTGGATCTGGCAACCAATTAGCTTGAAATGCTACGGTGTCGCCATCAATTACTCTGGTTAATACTGCATCATATGCAACACCAGCCTTTTCTTTTTGTGCAAAACTTGCGATTGCTGTTAGTGCTAGAATAGCACCGATTATTACTTTTTTCATTTTTCTGTTCTTTCATACATGAAGGTATCAGTATCACCTAAAGCCCATTTAGCCTCAGTTTCAACAGACCATTTTCTTGTTGCTACTTTAAAGTCTGGATATTTTAATTCACGAGGATTACTCGATGGTTCAAACACAATCATTCTATTGTTGGGCTGACATGCAAATTGACCATTATCGCACTTGATGAAATTGTAGGACTTATGGTCTTCAACGTCTTCAGACATACCAGTGTCTATAATATTGAAATCTGGATGTGCTGAATCTACAGTAAACATATATTCACCATACATCCAACCACCAGACTTTGTTTTGAATTTACATTTCATTGATTGAAGCTGTGCTTTCTTCAATATAGTGATATCATAACTCAAACAGTCCCACAATTGCAAGTGGTCCAATGGTAATGGCTCACCTTCAATTGGTTTCCAGCAGTACGCACTGATAGGTAACTTGTCGTATAGTGCGCCATATTCATTCAAATACGATTCTATACGAAATGCTTGACCTCTCAGTGATTTTACACTAACCCACCAGCAAGGAACAAGCTCACCGAATCCTTTTTGAAAATCATAAAGGTATTCTCTGCGAATGAAACACTTGACTGTGGGTAAATTTGCGATTATGTGTGACATATTATTGGCAAGCTAGGCATTCATCACCACCAATGATTGCACTCAAGTCCAATTCTTTGATGATTTCACGCTCAATGCGCTTTGATACTTTATCTGCTTTAGCCAGTTTCTCACTGCGGCAATAGTACAGGGTCTTCAGTCCACGTTTCCATGCTAAGAAGTGGCAAGCATGGATATACTTGATGTGTGCATCTGGTCGGAAGAAAAGATTCAAACTCTGTGCTTGATCAATATATTGCTGTCTATCTGAGGCGTGTTCAATGACCCAACGCTGATCAATCTCCATAGAAGTCTTGAACACTTCACGATCATTCTCACTCATCCATGTTAGGTGTTGTACTGAGCCATCGTTAGCGATAATTGAAGACCAAACTTCATCAGCCCAACCATTTGTATGACTCTCAGCTTCTTTCTGAATGATCTTGTCCAACCAACGATTCTTGTTCAGTGAAGAACCACTTAATGTATCTTGACGATATGCATTTGCGCGATATGGCTCAATAGATGGTGACGTATTACCCATGATGATGGACGATGATGCATTTGGTGCAATAGCCCACATGTGACTAAATCTGCGACCTGTACCTGTGGCATCTGGCGCTTCACCACGCTCTTTACCCAACTCAAGATTAGCAATATCGCCCTTTGCATGGATGTTCTTAAAAATCTGAATGTTGTAAGATTTAGCCATTACACCTTCAAATGCAATTCCTTTTTTCTGCAAGAATGCATGAAAGCCCAGTGCGCCGATGCCAATGCTTCGTTCACGCATAGCTGAGAATTTAGCTCTAGCAATGGTGTCTGGTGCATTGTCAATGAAGTATTGCAAAACGTTGTCTAACATCTCTGCGATATCACGAATGAATTGCGCATCGTCTTTCCATTCATCATAGTATTCCAGATTCACAGAAGACAGGCAACACACTGCTGTGCGCTCTTTGTTCGTAGCAAGAATGATTTCTGAGCATAGATTGGACTGATTAATCTTCAAGCCCAAGTCTTTTTGGAACTGAGGCATTTCACGATTGCTGGTGTCAATGAAGTGAATGTATGGCTCACCAGTTAACATACGCATTTCAAGGACCTGTTGCCACAATTCTTTAGCTGATACTGTGTCGCGAATTGTATTATCATGTGGATCACGAAAGTGCCAACTGTCATCAGCATTTGGATCCAACATAGCTTTCTCAACCAATTGCATGAAGTCATCGGTGATATTGATACCATGATGCAAGTTCAATGCTCTCATATTAGGATCACCAGTGGGCTTTCTCATATCCAAAAATAGAGGAATATCTGGATGGCTAATATCAAGATAAGCGGCATAAGAACCACGGCGAGTACGGCCCTGCCTATATGCGAGGCTTGATGCATCATAAGTCCGAAGATGAGGCATAATGCCAGTAGACTTGTCATCAGCAGAACGAATACCCAGTCCAATTCCAATACCTCCGCCTAGCATACTCAGCCAATTTACCTCCGAGAGGCAATCCACCAAACCTTCTGCGCTATCGTGGAGATATGGTAGAAAGCAAGAAATAGGTAAGCCCCTACGGCTACGACCAAAAGAAAGGATAGGTGTAGAATAACTGAGCCAATGCTTAGAAGAATATTCATACAACCTCTGAGCATGTTCTTGATTAGATCCAAAAGTTTTGCTGACAAATGCGAATCTCTCCTGTGGTGACTGTTCTTCATCTTTCATGTAGCTTTCTTTGAGGCGCTTCCTACCTAGATCATCAAATAGATTATCCCGAGAATAATCCACCCTAATATCGTGAACGATACTTTCCATCTTGTCTCCTGTTATTATTTTGATACGAACTCATGTGCTAAGGGAAATACCTCAGCGATCACTTTTGCAATTTCAATTGCGATTTCTCTATGCTCTTTTTGTGTTGCTTTTTCAGAGCGGACTTCTATGTAGTGAATGAAGGAACGCAGTGTGCCATTGATGTACATGCGTGACACAGTGTTGCCTTCAGGCAATACAGCCCGTGCTTGCTCTTTTGCGATACCATTCTCAACAGCCCATGTATAGGCTTTCTTTGCAGCTTCAATCACATCATTCTGCATTGCGATCCACTTAGCATTCAGTGCAAGATCATCAGTTTCAATTGAGTTTTGACGATTCTTCAAGTCTTGCAGTCTTGCTTCACGGAATACAAAATCTAGATCCTTGGTTGGATCAGCATATCGTTGGCTAAACTCCTGAAACGAGAATGAACGATGGCGCAAAATCTGTCGGGCGATATCGCGGGTAGTTTCAACTTCAACACATGCAGACACCATTTCAAGAGGACTCCAGTGCTTATTCTTGACCAAGTAATTGATCAGCTTTGCGGAGGTTTCTGTGTTCAGTTGGTTTGCAGGATTTGATACTCTTGCACAAAATGCAATTAGTTCTTGCATGTCATACAAGCCTTCACTGGCAATGTCTCGGGATGGTTTACTGTAGCTAATCAGTCGCGCTTTCATTTTATATTTTCTTCCAATAATTATAATTGATTTGTGCTTCAATACCCTTGAAGGTGTTATTACTTATGATATCTTCTATTTCATCAGGTGATATCCCGTTCATGACCATTTCATTGATATCTTTGCCCTCTACGGTGTCGGGCCATACAACGATGTTATGACCCTGCTTGATTGCATCGCCCATCAGATTGACAATTTCCTTATTTCTCGGCTCATTGTCATATATCAGGACAGTCTTTTCAGCATTCAATTGCTTTGCGGTGATGGACAAACTGGAATCTCCAGAGCCAACACAATTGTTCAAGAACAACGAGTCAATCGGTCCTTCAACAATCTTTATGAGTTGAGATATATCTATGCGATCCAGGCCATAGATTAGTTTGTTTTCGCTGGTATTTGTCTTGATGGTGACATAGCGCAACTTGTAGTCAGCAGTCACTAACGCACGACCTGAGACACCGATTAGTGCATTATACGAATCATAGAATGGTATGATTAGCCTTGCATCAGCCGTGATCTTATCTTTGCCATGCTCAGGATACACCTCATCACAGAACTTTTTGTAGTTTGCAGTGAAGTATAGGTTCTTGTAATGCTCAAGTGGAATCTTGCGATTCTTCAGATAGGAAACACAGAAATGCTGGGCGGATAGTTTATCACATCGTTCAGCATTATCAAAAATCTTTTTCTCTACCTTACCAAATCGCGTCACAGGAACATCAAACAGCGTTCGGCGAGTTGCTACGCCATTATATTCACCGGACTTGTATTTTTCCAGGACATATTCTTTGTGGATGGTACCATCAAGTCGCTTGATAAAATTACCAAGAGACATACTCTCACCACAGTTGTGGCAAAGGTAAAAAAGACCATTTCCGCGCCGGTAGATATACCCACGCATCTTGGTCTTGTTTTTGTGTGAGTCCCCACATAGAGGACAACGGACGTTGAATAGGTAATCAGACTTGCGCTGATACTTATTGAAACGATGTGTGATTCGTTGAACGAATGATAGATCGGTGGACAGACTCATAGCTATACATTATATACACATCCACCAAAAAGTCAAGTCAACTGAATAATTTACCTAATGTTTCTGTGGTAATTAGGTAAACAGTGCTATAAGTTTTTCTGAGTGACCAGCAATCCAGCCACCCACAGCCAATCCACCAGCGGCCATCCAAGTCCAACGATCCTTCAAATTTTTAAGTGATCTAATCTCTTTAGCTAATGATTCATGCTGATCACATGATGCATTATACATTTTTTCAAGATCAGATTTTAAATCATCGCGTGTTTTATCGAGGCAATCGTGCATGTCTTTTACATCCACTTTTAATTCATCAAGTTTCTCACTGAGATTTTCAACCTTGGTCTCAACGATACCAATTCGTTCTACGGTGGTAGCCATGATTTACTTCTTCTCTGGAACTTTGGTACCTTCAAGTTTCTTATGAATCTTGATTGTCTTGCAAACTTCTTTTACTTTACCAGTTTTTGCATCTTTTTCTTCAACGCAAACACGTTTGGTTTCTGGTTCTTTGTCTGTTGCATATGCTGGGCTCAATGCGATGGCCAGCATAATTGATGCGATAAGTTTTTTCATGAGTTGTTCTCCGTTTTCTTATTTATAGATGCGAATTTCTCTGATGCTGTAAAGCCAAGACCAGCCATTGCTAGGTATATCATGCCCTCAAACATGTATGATTCAACTTGGTAACCCCAAAATAGATTAGCAATGAATGCGATACCACATAGCAGAAATGCTAGAAAAGTCACAACTCTCTTACTGCTAAGAGATTTGTTGTGTGAGTCGTCTAGCATTCCTTTTAGCATTATAGCTCAGGCTGTGGTGCTGGTGCTGGTGCTGGCTTACCGCCGTAACCCATGATAACTTGTCCAGCTGGCATAGGTGCTTCAACGTTGAATGATGGTTCTGTTCTTGCAACAGGTGCTCTAACAGGCTCAGCTTGCGTCTTAGCAAACTCAACAGTATTCTTAGCTGCTGAATTGGCATTGTCTTGTGCTTGCTTCATCATAGCAAGTTTAGCATCAGTCTCTTCTTTAGTACCACCAGCAAGCATGATGCCGGATAGTGTACCAGTCAAGAAAGTTGCAATAGGAACAATCAACTCAAAGAATTTTTGGTCAATTGGGCTGATAGCATTCAATGGTTGCGTCACAAAAATCAGTGAGTACAACACAACGAACACAATGCCAGTTAGTGTCAATGCAAGACATACGCCGATGAAAAACTTCAATCGGGCCATCAATTGCTCTTCAGTATACATTACTTCATTTTGCACAGGCTTCTCCTTTTGTGGGCGTTGGGCAAATTGCAGGCGTTGGCACAACTGCTCCAATAACATTTTTATTTTCATCTAGTGGTCCTAATCTAGGGTCTCTTTGTCCCTTAAATATATGTTGAGGACAAGTTCTTGTCACATCACATGTTGGCAATTTACATATTTCTTTTTCCCAGTTTTCTGGATTTTGGCATGGGTAACGAAATCTATCACCACCAAAAATAGCTAATGCTATAGGTATGAGTAAAAATACTCCAAGCCATTTGAATAGTTTTACATCACGATTCATCAGTGTGCTCCTAGTACATGTAGTGCATGTTCATAGTGCTTGATACGATCATCAAGACCAATTGTGCCACCGTTGATTCGTTTAGTCAGTGTAACGATATCACCTTTGTCGGCCCACTGATTCAGATTGTTTGTTTCCCAGAACCAGCAAGCAGATTGTGCAGCGCCTTCAAACGTCAACAGATACTCAGATGCGTCCTCTACTGAAATTTGTAGGGACTCAGCAAACCATGTGTAATTGCTCTTGCCTGTCAATTGAATCAAGCCCTTGCCTGCATAGCGCCAGCCATCACCAGTTTCTGGTGCACCATTGCCCATACGATTAGCATACACCAGATTAGCAATAGCTTCTTGCTTATTTGGCTTACTTGCATATTCGTTTGCCATAGCATCAGTTGGAAAATACTTTGGAAAAATCTTACGTAGAGTTGGCGCACGATAATTCAGATTCTCTCTGAGTACCATGAAGTTACCTGATTCGTGAGCGCACTGTGCAACGAATGCTGCAATACGCTGCGGTGTATTGATATTGTACTCAGGCAGCAACTGCGATAGCGCAGAATGCCACTGGTCAATATATGGATTCTTCGGAAGAAGTTTTTTCAGTTGGTCTTTTGTTAATTCCATTATTTTACACTCTCAAATATTATTTTTTGTTTATTGTACCATTCTATCCATGCGCTTGTCTTGACAGCACAAACATAATATTCAGTGTAATTCACAGTGATTGTCTTGGACACATCGCTCAATTTTGGTTCGCCGTCCAGCTTCTTTAGATCAGGACATTGTTCCATCATAATCTTACCTGGTGGTTCAGGAAATTTTGCTGCTACTGGCACTGTTGTTGAACAGCCCATTAGCAGTATTGTTGCACAGCACACCATCAATGTTTTCATTTGGCTACCTCAGCAGCTTTGTTGTGCGCTTCCACAAATTCTTTTGGTATCACACATCGTTCATCATACTTGACAACTTCACGATCTATGTATTGAATAACATCTTTGCCACGTTCTTTGTAATACTCACGCTTGACTACAACTTTTTCAACAATCTCTGTGTTGACTTTAGCTGCGGCTACTTCAGCGCCAGCAATCTTGAGTTCAAGTTCTTTGACTCTTGCTTCCCATTTTTCATTATTACTGATAGCACCAGCCATGTAAGTGCCAAATGCTATCAGAATGATGGATGATATTTGTATTGGAGATTTATAGATGTAGATGGCTGGAATGAACTTCAACACAGAAGTTGCAGCAAGACCTAACACGCCAGCAAAAAAGCAAGCATAGAAAATCCAACTAGGAAGCCATTCCAAAATCCACACCTCAGTTGCCTCTACCGTATCTCAGATAGACCATAGCGCCAGTTTGTTCATCTTCCAGCACGATGCCTTCTTTCCAGTTAGCATTTGCATAGTCTGCAATTTCTTTGGACACATCAGGATCACCAAGATAGGACTCAAATCTAGCACCTTTGCGCTTGAGCATCTTAGCCATTACAAAAGACTTTGATGGCACAGTGAACACGGTTGAGCCCGCAAACTTCTTACGTTTGATACCTGGTTCAGCTTGATTTGGAATATTAGGGTTTGGCACACCAATACCAGCTACATTACCACCAGCTACAGAGTTTGTTGGTGCATCTTCTTTTATTGTCATTTTATTTCCCTAAGAACTTCAGCAACTTTCAAGTCCACAGCTATGTCGGATGATATAATGTTCTGTCCTTTGATACCTCTTACCACACTCGGCATGTAATTTAGAAACAGCAAGTATGTTTTGAGTGTATGATAATCTTCTTTGTGTACGCGATAAAACAACAATCTAGTTGCAACCTCAACACCAAAAACATTATACAACACTATCAGGTGATTGATGACAAGACGCTCACGCATCTCGCCTTCTTTTCTGTACCTATAGAACAAGCGTTTCAAATAATTGAACCGCTTCATGTCTTCTTTGAACTCACTCATAATACAGTTGGGCTTATCGTAAGCCTTGACTGCATATAGTAGGACGTTCTCACTGGTCAAATCATCAAAAGACATTTTAGCTTTCGTCTTCCCCTTCAAGTTCAGACATTGCTTGTTCTACGCCACTTTCATCCATAATTTCAGCATAAAAATCATAGTATCCATCATCCGTTGGATAATACAGAATATACAGAAAACTATCGCCAGATAAGTGTGTTGCTAATTCTTCACCTTCAGTGTTCAAATCATAAAGGGACTCAAATGCGATTCCCTCAAGATAAAGTATTTTACGAATCTTCGCGATACCAGATTCTGGTGTCAAGACAGGCTGAGTTAGCTCAACCATCAACATCAGATTGAGGTTATTCTGTGTCACAGGATCGATGGAGACTTCATCTCCACCTTCCATTGACTCTGTGATGAATTCTTTGAAATTCATTAGCTATTTGCAAATACTGCGTTTTCGGCGTCTGCAACACCACCAGTACCGATGCTGCTCATAGCAACAAGAGTCTCAGTGTGTTCACGACCAACACGACCACCCATGGTGATTGTGATTGCTACGTTAGAGTTTGGCACTGCGCCAATTGTCGGTGCAGCCAAGTAGTTGCCGCCAGTTGTCAGTGTGATACCAGTGATCAACTTTGCACCGTTTGTAACGATTTGTGCGTTAGCGGATGTATTGCCTGTACCACCACCAGAGAATGTGATGTACAAATTACCATCAGGTGAGTATGAACTTGCGTTCGCTGAGATAGTTGCAACAGGACCTGTGCCTTGCTTTACAACAACCCAACCAGCGTGTGCGCCTTTTGGATTTGCAGCAACGCGCTGTTCGGTGGTATCAACACCGAAGATACCCACAGCTTGCTTATCAGTAAATACACCGATAGTTGTGTTACCGAACAATGTTGCTCCGGTTGCATTTTTAGTAGCTGCAACGCCTGCATGTTTTGGTGCTGCGTTGCTTGAATCTGATCTTGACCATAGTGCCATTTATGACTCCTTTTGTTATTGTTTATTTATGTTTTGATAATCTGTGATGAAAGCTCAGGTTCAGCTTGAAATGTATCAGCTTTCTCTTTGCTAGATGACTTAGAATTCTTAGCCAAATCTTTTACGATGCCAGCAGTCTTAGATAGTGATCGTCTTGCTGGTGTGCTAGTCTTTTCATAAGAATCTTCTGGCTCCTGCTCTTCCTTTAGCCCTGCTTGTTTACGTGCAGCAGTCTTCGCAAGATGCTTGACTCTAGACATTGCTGTGTGTTTTGCACCAGATTTGTCTGTTGTCACTTTCTTTGTGTTTTTGACATAAGGACCATCAAATGGAACTTCTTGGCGCTCTTTACCCAAGTCTGTTGCAGTTTGTTCAGCAGTAATGATAGGTGTTGGCTTCATAGGCTTCTTAGCTGGTCCAGATGTGAAACGACCTGCGTCTGGATTCTCGTTGGAGTTGCTAGTTTGACCAACTTCTTCCGCCACAACACTCTCAGCTTTGTACTTCTTAAACATATCAGTACCTTTTCTTGGCGCAAGACCTTGTGTGCGATATGCAGCAGCAGAAACAGCAGCGTATCGTTTCGTCTTCTTACTCGCTTCAGCGTTCGTGCCAGCACCTGGCAACTCTCTTGCGCTGTCCATTGCTTTATTGACATAAGAGCCAAGAGTTTTCTTAGACAACTCATCAATCTGCTCAACTTCTTCCTTCATATCATGTTTCTTCTTGAGATACTTTTCAACCTTGCGATCATATTCGCCTTTAGGTGATTTAGGTGTGCTGGTCTTCGCTTTGTCTAGAATTCTTTTATGTGCAGGATCAACTTCTTCCTTCATCCCTGTACGGCGAGACTCACCTTCAATGTATGAGTGTAGAGATTCAACATCACTTTGAACTTTAGATAGTTTGTTCTGATACCACTCTTCAATTTCACCACCCATCTCAATGAACTCAAGAATTTCTTCAGCAGCATACTTGATGAAATGCAGTTGCGTTTGAGCCATCTCAGTCTTTTCTGTGGTATCCGATTCAGCTTGCTCATTGATTTCAGCTTGTTTCAAAATACCTTTGACCAATGGTGCCTTCAATTGGCGATGACGCGGTACTGGAATGTGATGCTTTGCATCTGGATGTGTGTATACATCATGACTGCCTGATGTACGTGAGAGTTTCCAACCACGCTTCTTCAGATGTTGATGCACAGCACGGGTATCCATGTTAGCACCAGGCATTTCTTCTAGTTGTTCAACTTCCTCATGCTTCAATGTTCTCATTCCCGGATCAATGTTGCCTTTATTATCATAACGATGCTGAACACCTTTCTTACCTTGAGCTTCTAAATCTTTCATAGCCTTATTAGCGTCTGGATAGTTTGAATGTGTGCTAGTTTTGATCCAGTCACCTTTAGAATTTCTGTGACCTACGTGAATTGTTTCTTCCGTCACAACTTCAACAGACTCATCCCACTGCTTACCACGTGCCGCATTTCTAGCCGCAGCTTTTGCACCATAGTTCTGTTGTAGCCTCTCAGCATCATACTTGTGTACTGTGGCGCCTTTAACCTTCTTTGCCACGTTCTCTGCATGAGACTTGGTTTCAAATGTCTTCCAGTGACGACCATTGACATGCACCGAGTGATAGTCTTTGGCATCAGCTTCGGCTAGTTCAACTTCCTCATTAGTCTGTGAGTTTTTCAAATCTTTCTCGGATGGTGCACCCTCTGAGCCAGGCTTACGCATACGTTCACCTGAGCCGCTCTTGATTCTTTCACGCTTGGCATGAATGTTGGCCCACAGACCAGCTTCTTCAATGGTTTCTTCTTTGACGGATTTGCCAGCCGATTTATCACCATAAGTTGCTTGACGTTTTTTAGCAAGGTCGATCTTATCTTTGACAGCTTTTCCTAACTTAGGATCAGCCTTCAACATCCATCCTGTTCCAAGAGACTTTTTACCCTCTTCCAAAATGTCCTCGCCGCGGACAAGACTTGCAATCTGCTTGAAACTTCTCATATTACTCTCCTTTAGCTTGCTTTGTTGCTGTAGCGTACATCACAGACTTAGCATCTTTGCCATAACGCTCTTTGAAGCCAGCAATGTTCTTCTTCATGCCTTTGACATTCTTTTCCATTGCAGCCTTTTCGCCAGTGGACAATGAACGCTCTTCAATGTGCTCAACTTCTTCCTGTGTGACGCCACGTGGACCACGGTCATCTTTAACACCACCAGCTTTCATCAATGCAGCCCTGTCAGCATAGCTGGAACGCTTAACATCTTTAGCCGCAGTCTTGATTGTGGGAGTTTGATTTTTCTTGTCAATATGTTTCATTGCATCAAATTTTGCCTCCGTGACTTGCTCAACTTCTTCTTTTTTCAGCATTTTCTTACCAGGTTCTGCTGCTTTATCTTTAGCCATTCGTTGTTTTTGCTTTTCTACTGCGGCTCTATATTCAGGACTGTTTATATCTCTATATGGAGTTTTTTGTTTTTCTTTTGGGCCTGAACCCTCAACCACAACTTCTTCCTTAGCTAGACGATCAACAGCTTTGCCCATGTTTTCGCGGCGCTTCCAAGACTTAGCAAACATCTTGTTGGATTTGTCGTCAGCTTTCTTTGCATCCCAATAATTTGAATCTTTTTTAGCAGCAGCCGAATCGTTAGCGAATTGGCGAGTCAATGCACCCTTGTGTGCCACATCATGAGATGCTTTCTTGACATAAGATGCTAGTGTAGACTTTTTCAATTCATCTAGTTGCTCAACTTCTTCTTTGGTCAGTCTGTCTGTGGCCTTGACAATAGAATCCGTTCTCTTATTCATATTTTTTGTGATGGGAGACCACTTTTTCTTAGCAGCATACTGACCAGCACTAATACCTTTCTGGCCCAAATCAAAAGCTGCTTTTTTTACATATGAACCAAGAGTCTTTTTAGACAGTTCATCTAGTTGCTCAACTTGTTCGTTCTGAACAGCTTGCACGGCAGGCTTTGCAACTTGAGCTTTGCTCTTGCCCATAGACTTGTCTTGTGCAATCTTGATTTCTTTGTTGAACTCTTCCTGAGATGCTTCCTCTTTTGTATACTTCTTAGTGTACACAGTGCCTGTGGAGATTTTCTTGGCTGTATGACCAGTCTTTTCACCTTTTTCAGCCGTTTGGCGTGGAGTATTCTTCCAGTCAAATGGGCTAGCAGGCTTCTTGGCTTCCTCTTTGCGCAACAACTTGAAGTCGTGTGCATCAACTTTGCCGTTTTTGTTTTTATCGATCTTGTGTTGATCGCCCTTTAGTGCTTCGTCCACAACAGCTTTCACTGCTTCGGCCACTGATTTTAGAATTTTATCGTTGAACATGTTTTTCCTTTATTGTCTTAAATTTTCACAATAGTTAATATTGCACTTGGTAATGCAGGTCTTGCATATGGAGTAGTTTGCGCTGCTGTATATTCTAATTTCATAAGGTCGATTCTACTAACAGCAAATTTCAATTCCAGATAATCGTCCGCAGCGATACCGTCCACTAACCATTGCTTACTGATGTATTCATACACTGGAGTTTCTACACTACCTTGTCTAACTTCTATTTTGACCGCAGATTCTGCTACGTTATTATTGTTTTTTGCCAACCACAAAAACACATCACGTGGTGCGTTGCCAGTAGTTTTAACCAGCATTTCCACTGTTATCAAATAATTGCCTGCAGAACTGAAAGTCACTTGAGTGGGCTGACCTGATGTTACAGTGACACCCTGCGTATTGACATGGGCTGTTGTATTATTAAACCAGTCAAATGAAAATGCTGCGTTGGCTTCCGTTGCTACTACATCTGCTACTTTGTGAAAGCAACCAAATACTGGATTACTTTCACCAAGTGATAGTCCACCAGCAGTAGAACCATCTGACATTCTTAATGAAGTAGTTGTTGGATCATAAAAAATCTCACCTTCATTACCAATATAATCAGATGCTTGGCGACCGCCCATCTTGTCGGCAGTTAATTTGAATGTTTTGTTAGCCATTTAGCAATTCCATTTTCTTAGTGCGAGAGCTTTACGAGACGGCTCTCCGTTAGGTTTCTTCATCGGACCTTCCACTCCACCCATTCTAGCGCAGAATGACTTGCGACGGTTAGCAGCTTTACTGCCTGGTGTCAATTTTGATGGTGGTGTTGTGACTGGTGCTTTTAGATTGCCGCCATCTTTTCTGTTGTAGTAGTCACGGCCCTTTTGAGTTAGACCACCAGTAGAACTCTTCAGTCCTTTGGCATCAACTGCGGCTTCCACTACAGTTTCTTCTTTGACACAAGAATCGGGTGAGTATGCTTTCTTACCTGGAACAGGCTTGTATTTTGACCAGCAACGACCGGCTTCATTGATAAAATCTGTAAATTTTTTCATAAGTAGTTCTTTGCTTTAAATGTGCTTAGTGATATGCCCTGTTTAGCAAGTTCATCCTGTTTCTGTGCACCAATTGATGCTGTGGTTGAATCGCCACCCATTTCAGCAACTGGCTTCTTCTTCAAAGGATTCACTTTGCCACTCTTGTCATTGATCTCACCCATGTCGCGGCCGATGCTTTCGCCACCAGCCGCCATTGACATGCCAACTTCTACGCCTTTGTCGATGGCTTCTTTGAATGAGCTTTTGGCTTGCGAGAGGGTGAGCTTGCCTTTATAGCGGCTGGCTTCTTGGATGTTTTTGGAGCTGGCTTTGGCTCCTGTACTACCACTGATGCTTCTACCTTCGGTAATGGTTGTGGCTCCGGTAATACTACTGGCTCTGGTACTACCACTGGTGCTTCCACCTTCGGTAATGGTTGTGGCTCTGGTTCCACTGGTGGTTTGCTCTTCACAAAGAAACTTTTCAGAAATTTCAACATTTACATTCTCCTTCAATTTGACTATGTAACCTTTGTCTGTCTTGACCACTTCACCACCTTTGGTGTGTGCGTCTTTAGCAGCATTGTTTCGTATTGCATATACTTTAGGCTTATTGCCAGATGCAATATATGTAGCTCCGTCTTTTACGACTGTTCTTTCACCACTAATACTTTCAGAGACAAACATAGGCTTGCCGAGCGTGAGAAGATTGTATGCACCAGAATCGGACATTACTATCTGATCCACGTGCTCTTCAACTTCTTGCTCCTCAGCATCTCCATTGCCTGTCATCATCTGTATTGTTTTTTGCAATTCTTCTGGAGTATCAGCTTTGAAAGTGACTGAAACAGCTTCAAAAAGATTCTGGAAATCTTCATTGATAGACTCTTTGACTGGTTTCTTGCGCGTGGGCTTCTGGCTACTAGCTCCACTCATAGGAACTTCAGCAGTCTTCTTGATCATCTTTTGCTGTTCAGTGTGTGTTGGATCCTGCACCAAAGTTCCATGAACTGAGTGATGCGTGACTTTACCATTCTTGCCGTATCTGCCATAGCCATAGTATTGAAGACCAAGGCGTCTAGCTTCATCAGTTGCTTTGTTTTCACCCTCAGCGGAGTGTGGAAGAGACTGTTCTGTGCCTTTCTTAGGAATAGGCAGTGTGTCTTTCTTCTGTAGTTCACCAGCAACCCATGCTTTAGCTTGTTCGTTCTTAGGTGGTGCTTGCACAAACTTTTGAACAGTCTTGAAGACTTTATCCATTTCCTCTTTTTTGGCTTTGACAACTTCTGGTGGTGCATTGCGCAAGTCTTCGGAGTTATCAAATTCAACATAACTGTTGCCAAACAGTTTAGCCATATCTGGGCGTGAATTGTGTACTGCGTCCCACTTTTCTTTACGAATGTTCTCGGGAACTGTACGACCACCTCTTTGCCCACGTTCAACGTTTCTCTGTGCAGAAACTTCATCTTGTGTGACAACTGCGACCATAGAAGTTTCGTAGCCAATCTCTTCTAGGTTCTTCTTTATCTTAGCATACTTTGCAGGATCATCGCCTGTGCCATTGATAATGATACCGTTACGACCTAACAGCGCCAGCTTTTGCTTTAACTCTGTCATGTCTTTTGCTTTACCGCGAACAAGGGTTCGTGCGTCAGCTTCAGTCTCTGGCATTTTCTTGTCCAGATTGTTCTTATCCATCAGGAACTCAAGTGCTTTGTCTGAGTTGATTTCAATCAATCCATGACCAGCGAGTGTGTTATCCAGCACATAGTCTTTGCCTGAGCCTGGACCACCAGATAGAAACACAGCCTTGAAAATGCCTTTATCGTGGACACCTTCAGATAGAATCATCTGAATTTGTGATCGGAAGTCTTCTTTGACTTGCATTCCCTTACGCACATCGCTATACAATTCTTTAGCGTGTTCTGGTGCTACGTGACTTGGAATGCCTTTTTTAAATTCTTTGAAGTTGCCTTTTGATGCATGACTGCGCATCTTGGATGCAGACATACCAGATACGCCCTCAGCATCAGGATCGCGTTCACCAGCGGAGTGTACGTGAATACCACGGAACTTGAAGTATCCATGCGTACCTTTTACGCCATTGTATTTGTGTAATATCTTTTCGTACTCACCAGTTCTATCGGAGCCTGCAACCATGTGCAAGTGTGTAGCGCCAGCTTTGTGGAGTTTTGATGCTTGAGCCAGAAAGTTTGGATGTTCTTTACTGGAGGTTGTGATATTCGTGTCAGGAAAATATCGTTGTGCGTGTTTGACTTTTTGCTCACCTGAGAGTGGATTCTTCTCAGCGTCCTGTGAATGCGATAGAACAACGTGGTGTGTTCCCTTCACAGATTTAGCAACATCTTTGACTTTATCAACCAGTTTTGCATGACCGGTTGTTGGTGGATTCATGCGGCCGAAAGCAAGGACCGCATGTTTTTCTGTTGTTTCTTCTAGATATTCTATAAACTTCATTTACTCCGCCTCTACAGCAAGTTTCATTATAGTCTATTTAGCAAAAAACAAATGTCAATCGTGAATCAGTTCTCCGGTTCTGGCGATTCTTCCAGTACAATACACACGATCAACCTCAACCAACTTGTCCTTAGGAATGTTCAAGAAATGGGCATGTTCGGTGTCCATTGAGCTAAGGCAGTCAAATACACCATTGAGAACGCCGAAATATTCATCAGCAAGACTACCACATAGAGAATAGAGCCTAGTATCAATACAGTGAGTTGCACCCATAACAACAGGATTCATCCATGTGGCATTCCTTCGTTTGAACACATATTTGCCCTGCTTGTCAGCATAATATGATATGTCAAAACCATCATCAAGAACATACCTACCAGATATCTTGAAAATTCTGTCGTATTTCAATTCATTTTTGAAAAGAAAATTCATCATTTCCATCATAATAACAGTCTCACTCTTACTCTGATATCTATTCTCAGAGAACAATTTGACTGCCCTGTGGTCGTTGAAACTCACAATCTTACAGTATCTCTGCAACTCATCTGCTATTCCACCAAGCGATGCCATGGATATATCAGCGAGAAAAATATCAGCGGTTGGATCTTTCTCACGAATTGACTTGAGTGTCTTTATGGTGTCTTCAAATCTTTCCATAGAATTGAAGACACCACTGTTCGTTAGCAATGCTGAGGTTACAATGAATACGTTCATGTGTGATTGAAATCTTTGAATATGACAAACCAATAGCCTGGATTGACATAGTTGATTTTGAAGTCGTGTGGCGACATTCTATATGACATTAGCAACATGGACTGATCATCATCAATCAAATCAACGTTGACGTAACTCATCAATGCGTTTGTCATTAGTTTAGCCATTTTCTTCCACTTGTCAATCGGTGCAACAATATGACAGCCCTGAACATACACGTTGTTTGTTTTGACAATATTGAATATGGGTTCAGCTTCGTCTGGATTAGAGAAACAGAATAGATTGATTAGATTCTGTGTGTTGAATTTCCATTCCATACCAGGTGGACAGAATGTATCTTCACGCACATAACCAAAGTCTAGCCAAGCAGCAGTGCCTGTCGGCACATAACCCATCTCAATCGCAGTATTTACAAACAGAGACTTGGCGTAATTTATGAACACATAATGTGGCGACCAATACTCAGGCATTGTTGGCTGATTTAGGTGTGCAATAAACTCAGGTCGTCTTTGAATGTGTGCTATGCGCCCAAGCAATTGTTTGTTGTCTTCAAAAATATTATCGGAAGGCACACAAATGATATCGTCACGATAACTTTTGATAGTATCAATGAACTTGCTTTCAGTGAATACTACGATAGGATTCTTTAGCTCTGTTAGTCGCTTAAATCTATCCAAATATGTTTGTGTGTCACGCTTGAGGTAGTGTGGCAGTGGCTGACCATTCAGGGAGCCTTCCCAGTTTGATCGGCCAATATCAAAGAACGCGGTGACAATGGTGACAGTTTCACTCATTTCTTGATCCAGTACCAAACATCATTAGGGCAAGTTTGAACTTCAGCGCCATGCTTTGCTGCAAATTCATTGACTGCACGATTCACACCCTCAATGACATTGTAGTCATGGCCGGCGAATACACCACCAGATTTTACCTTACTGAAGTAATTCTCACAGTCAATTGTGACTTGTTCATATGTGTGTAGACCATCAATGAATATGAAATCTAGAGAATCATCTTCAAAATGATTGACCATGTTATCTGAGAAATCACGATGCATAATGAATCTATCACCGAACTCAGCACAGTAGTCTAAAATTTGTTTATGCATGTCAACACGATCAGACAAGAATCTACCATTCCAATCTTGATAGTTCACATAGGGATCAATTCCATGTAATACCAATTCAGGTAAGTTTCTCAGCAAGTAATGTGTTGTATGACCTTCAGCACAGCCAATCTCCAAGCCGACTTGTGGTCCTTTGCCTTGCAAAAGCAGTAGAAGTCCTTTACCAGAACAAATCCACTCATCCGCAGGATTAGTATTCAATACAAGATATTCGCTCATAATTTTCTCTCATGTAGTAATAGTAAAATACTTAGGTGATGACCCAGTATCAGTTTCAGTTGTAATCTTCACATCATACTTATCATAGAAGTATTTGACCCATTCAGGAACGCGATCATACTGATGCACAATAACAAAAGGTTTACCATCAGCATTCTTCACTATACCATCTTCCATGTATGGTCGTTCTTCTAGCAAGTGTGGTCCAAATTCTTCCATATGATTAGGCATATTTGTCACATGTGCATTGACTGCCCAACCATCCATCAGTGGAAGATATGTTGTTACAGTATTCCATGGTTTGAAACTCAGCAGCATGTTGTATGCGGCTTGATCCGCAACCCAATCCGCACGATTACCAGACATTTGAAATAGCGCAAAGCACAAGTCTTTGATGTATTCTGTTGTGCCAGCTAGAATGCCAACGTTGAAGACTTCATGATCTTTGATATCTTCATAGAAGTATTGACCGAAGTTCTTGATGATGTTATCGCGATTCCATTGCTCATGGCGAATCAGAATGGCTTCAGACTGTGCAATAATTCCTTTATCTCTGCTACCATACAGTTTTTGCATGTATAAGCTAGGATTGCTTTGAAATATAACATCCCGAACATCTGTGGTAATAACATAACGATATTTGTTATGGTGCTTTTTCAGAAAATCATAGATGTATAGAAATCGCATCATGTGAATCATCATGTTGCCTTGCTTAGGGTGTTCAATCACAGTTACACCAGCATCTTCAATCTCCAACACAATACTCTTCGGTGCATCAATCGCAATCAATACAACATCACCATCAAAGTCAGTTTCTTTGATTGAATTAATCCAAGGTTTGACAACGTTGAAGTCGCTGTAGTTGCTAAAAGCACCAATGATTAAATCTTTCGCCATGGATAATTTCCTTTCAATTCTTGTTGCATCATATTATTACCACGAATGAAGAATGAGTCCTGTACAGAGTCTGCACGACTGGCTACTCTGTAGTTTACACTATATTGACCATTCGTGTCAAATGTTTTTGACTTGGCCATCATAAAGGCCGAGAGAATTCTATCAACTTCTGGCTGATCGTCAGGATGTCTAGCTCTACGATACCAATACGGAGCAAATGAAAGTGCGGCCAGCTTTGGTATCATGAAGCAGTTCACATCAACGAAATTGTCACCAATGACAGACTTCCATTTACCTAAGGACTCACAATCATCGTTGCAAATGTAATTACCACCTTGATCAACAATCTTGCGTAATGAGTATGCCCAATCATTACCTCGTGTGAGTTGATTGACTAGCGATTCAATATGATTTTCATCATACCAATTATCTTGGTCTAGAAAGCACAGATATTCACCTTCAGCGATAAATGTCATCGCGCCATAGATGCGATGACCATTGTATTGGCTATGACCTGTGTTATATGGTAATGTAAGTATACTAGCATATCGCGATCCAACAATGGAATCTAGTGCATTTTCATAATGCTCAACTCCATCAACAACGATTAGATGCTGGATGTTTTTGTATGTTTGATTATCAACAGACCGAACTGCATCAGCTAGTTGTGCAGAACCTGTTGTTGGTGTAATTACTGTGATCAATGGATTCATAATAAAATTGAGTTAGTTACTGACCTGGTGTATCTCGTTTATATCGCTTGACTAGCGTGTCTGTACCATCTTGACCAGCGCCAGCTACAGGAAGAATGTCTGGATTAGGAGACTTCTTTTCTTCATGCACACTTTTATGTAGCTGAACTCCAGTGACTTTCTGGACCATATCCCAAGCATCTTTTGTTCGCTTGTTCTTCACATGATCATCAAATTTCTTCTTCTGATCTGGTGTAGCTTTTTGCTTGAATTTGATAAGCTCCATGATGCCGATGTTACCAGCATAAGCGGCTTCTTTGACAAGTTCTTTGAACGACTGCATTATTCGCCTCGCGTCAATGTTAGTATTTTTTGTATTTGTGATTCTATCATTGGACCACGATTAGGCCATTTGATGACAGGCTGATCAGCAGTCTTCAGTAATCTAGTCAGAAATGGAATTATCAGCTTTTCCAATTCTTTCATTCGCTTCTTATACTCTTCAACCGTCTCGTCCTTCTGCGCAATGACAGCAGTGAAGTCTTCTTCCTGTTCTGCGGTGAAACCGAAGTCGTCATCACCATATTCTTCCATGATCTTGGTCAGATCAAACTTTTTCATTTGTCCCACGCTTTCTGGGCGGTGAAGTTGGCATGGCTGAATTCAAGTCTATCAACTAGCTTGACTGCATTGCCTTTCAATCTATCAACAGCAACAAAGCCTTCTGGATTTGTAACTTTGAATCCATTATCAGTACGCAAGAATGCACCAGTGACTTGACGCATCTGTTGCAATTTCTTGATGATTATGTTTTTTGAATCTACGATCATGTTCATAATATCAAAAATCTTTACAAGCTCGGCAAAGTTGTTTCTGTAGAATCGCATGATCTCATTCTTTTCAGCTTGACGCTTTAGCTTAGTGTCTTCTCTCTTAGCTGCAATAATCTCTTTATTCAACTTGTCTTCAATCCACTTCAACAATCCTTTTGCATGTTCGGTTGTATCCTTGATGTGTTCACCGGAACGCACTTTCGTGTTGTTGTATGTCTTGATCTGCACATTGAATATTTCAGAGGTAGCAATACGATTTAGTGTCATGCTACTGGTTCTTTGAAATAATGAGCCGGCTTGAGATAGTATGGCTGTGATTTCTTTAGTCTCTTTTTCGGTAAATGTTACTGTGCCAGATGCATCAACAAAATATGCATCACGGAACCAAACATCTTTAGTTGCTTTCATTCTACCGATATCAATGTTGAATGAAGCCTTCAAATCTGCAATTGTCTTTCCTGTGTATGCTGTGTGAAACACGATACCCATTTGTGCAGCCAACATAGACTTAGCCAGTGCAGAGTCTTCAGGAACTGCATACACAAGTGTATTTGGCTGAAATGTCACATACTTTACACCATCAATCGTTGCTTTCTTGATATCGCCTTTAGCAAACATCATATCGCCTTGCAGAATGCCGTCAATACCAATCTTTGGCAAGTATGCTAGTGCAACTTTCAATTTCTTATTCAGTCCTTCACCAGGATGATTTCTATCAATATCATCATCTGTGTAGTTTAGCTTTGCATCCTTGTTGAAGATACCCTTTGTAGCAACAAAGAATTTACCATTCTCAGGATTAGTGCCAGCAAATACAGCAGGTGCACCATCCCACTTCGTGCTGACGTATACCTTACCATCTGAGTTGCCAGCAAGCATGTCTCTAAGTGATCGCAAAAAGTTAATTGCATCCCTCGTACCAGCTACACCACGATTTAGAACTTCTTCCTCAATATGCTCTAGGTGAACGTTCTTGCCTTCTTTTGAGGCCTCTGTTAGGAATTCTTTGAATTTCATATTTCTTTTGCCTTGGATCCAAGCAGTCGCTTGGGCATAATCAACACACGAACACCACTATATGTTTTACCTTTAGACTCATAGTTACGACCGGAAGAGTATCTAGCTCCAATGATCGCAGTGTAGTCATCTTTCTTGAAGTCTGCAATGTCTGGATTATATACAGCATGAGCAGAAAAATCCAACATATGCTTCTCACCAGTTTTTCTAAACACAGCATCACCCTGACCGATAAGATGGATGTTGTCTATGCCAAACTGTGATGCGCCATAAAGTGGACCATATATCGCTTTACCAATCAAATTTTTATCTTTAATTGTTCTGTAGAATCGTTCTTTGCCACCAACAACAGCTTCATGAAATCCTGTCAGTGTGTCCAAGAATCCCATGACAGTCTTATCTTTAGATATTGCACCGGCTTTGGCACCATCAGCCTTTGTTGTAATTCCACTGTATTGCTGAAATCCACTAGCATCAGTACCCATCTTGTGAGATATGAAACATACATCTTTGAATTTCTTAGATTTTGCGTCATATGTCACCAAGGCAATATCAGCCTTAGGTGTTCCCTCAACTTTGTTGGCGCCATAAATGTCTTTGAATACATGTTTACCAGCTTGTATCGTGATAGGTTTACCGACTTTCATGATATAACCATTGATTTGTTGCAGAACAGCTAATTCACCACGCTCCGTTGGAGTTGGTGAATATAGATTATATGTTTTGTCGAGGTCTTTGAACTTATGTAAAAGCCCATGAACTTTCGCTGATCCTGCCATGTAAACTCCAATGTTTTATTGGATATTTATACACGAACACCTTCAAACTTTGAGTTGAATTTACGCTCACGATTACCAAAGGTATTGATGGGCTTGTCATCAACTTGACCAGAATCTATGATGTTCTGTGCAATATCCTCAACATCATACAGCCTCATCTTGGATTTGTCAACACCAATCACAAACTTTTTGTTCTCGTTAGGATCACTATATCGATTCTTGAGTTGTTTCACCATGATCTGATTCAGTTGGTGCAATTCTTCTGTACTGATTAGTGCAAACATAAAGTCAGCAGTTGCAGGCAAACCAAACGATTCTGAAGTATCTTCAAGTCCAACGTCTGAGTTACTGAAACCACTTCGCGTGGTCTGTGTCGCAGAAACGATAGGCACATTGAATTCAACTGCAAGGCCACGCAACTCTTCAGCAATCGCTTTGATGTATGTGTATGAGTTTACGCTTGCACCCATCTTCATTCTGGAAGAACAGCAGATATTCAAATAGTCAATAAAGATAATCTTTGGTTGGAAATTCTTTTTCAGGTGCAACTCATTCAACAGTGAACGAAAGTGCATTGATCCAGCAGCCGCAGTTGGATATTCTTTAATGACCAACTTACCCTGTGCTTTGTTTTGAACAGCTTTGAATCTGCGAACATAATCTTCTTTACTGATAACATGAAGATCATTGATTGAGATGTTCAATAGATTTGCATCAATTCTTTCAGCAATCTTTTCTTCGGACATTTCCATGGTGATGTACAACACATCAGTGCCCGCCGAGATGCAACCAGCAGCAACGTGACACATGAACAAACTCTTACCAACACCAGTGCCAGCAAGTGCGATGTTCAGTGTTTTGTTAGGCAAACCACCCTTGGTGATTTTGTTGAAGTAATCTAGGTCAAACGGAACACGCTCTTCTTTTCTGTGATAGAATTCAAAGCGGCTTTCATAATCATGAATGTAATCATGGCCAACGTTTTGATCAAATGACACACCCAAGGCATCAGCAAGAATCTTAGGAATCTCACCTTTGCCTTTGGTGCTTTTCTTATCATCAAGAATCGTTACAGATTCCATGATAGCATTGTAGATTGCTTTGTCTTGACAAAACTTCTCTGTCTGATCAGTCAACCAATCAATGTTGGTTTCTTCATTACGTTGCTCATGAATTTCATTCAGCAATTCAATTGCGCCACGAACCTGCTCTTCGGTATGACTCTTGCCTTCAGTCAGATTGATAATCAATGCTTCGTGTGTAGGCAAATTCTTGTACTTGTCCAGAAACTCACGAACTTCATTGAATACAAGTTTCTCTACGTTATCAGAGAAGTATTCCTCTTGAATGAACGGTATTGTTTTTCTGGTAAAGTCTTCATTATAAATCAGACTCTTCAGAATAGATTTTTCTAGGCGATTCAATTTGTGTTTCCGATAAAATAATTTGAGAGAGGATGTCACCTAACATTGTAACAAATTCCTCACTATTTTCTAAGTCTTTTTTGTTGTGATTACCAGGTTTGACAACTTGATAACCAAACTTGAGTCTGGCACCCATGCCAACTTCTTCTATGCTGGCATTAGTATAATAATAAATGACACCCTCATACTCTGGTCGGAGTATGAGGATACCAGTCAAATCGCTATCCTCAAAGTCGTGGAAGGAAAAGTCCTTCCCGACCTCAATTGACTTCGGCGCTCTCCAGAACGTCAACATTGCCCATAATTGATCCATAAGAGATTTCATATTTTTTCCTCACATATTCACCAAACTTTGGACTGGCAAGTAAGTCTTTCCAGAATTCTTCTGTTTGTGTTGCATCATAACGTTTCTTGTCACCCAATTCACCAGTCTCTTGATCAACTTTTGCATACCATCCGTTGCTTGGCTTCTGCACAAAGTTACCTTCAAGTGCAATGTCCAATAGACCAGAGTACTTGTTGATACCACCTTCAAATGTTACGTTGACTGAAATCTTAGATTTTTCACGAACATAGCGTGATTTTTCAACGTTGATGATGAAATTGTATCCGATAATCTCAGTGCCATCTTTTTCTTGCTGACGGCCAAGAATATAAATGTTATCTGCGGAGTAGTAAGAACCTGTGCCACCGCCAACAACATCTTTGGCATAAAGTTCCATAGTCTTATATGTGTGATTCACAACGACCATAGGAATGTCTTTCAATGACAAGTGCGGAGTTACCATTCGGAACAAAGACTTGACTTGTTTTGCACGAGACATATCAGCAACAGACTTGCCTTCAAGTGCATCTTCAACTTCTTTCTTGGATGCTAAGTTGCCAATAGAATCCAACAGAATCATGACACGATCATTTCGCTCAATGCCTTCCAACTGTTTCATGATATCAAACTTCAACTGTTCAATGTCTGTCAGTGGTGTATGGATAACACGTTCAGGATCAATTCCAAATGTGTCAAAGTATGCTTGTGGTGTTCCAAACTCAGAGTCATAGAACAGGAGAACGGACTCAGGATACTTGTCCATATATGCTTTAGCCATCAACAGACTGAATGCTGTCTTGAAGTGTTTAGATGGACCAGCCCACATTGTTAGACCTGGTGCAAAGCCACCATCTAATCGTCCAGAGAGTGCAACGTTGATCATGGGAATTGATGTTTGAATCATATCCTTTTCCATGAAAAACTTTGACTTCGCTAGAATAGATGAGTCTTTGATTGTGGAGTTCTTTTTGATTTTATCAAGTAGTGACATTATGATCCTTAGAAAAATGCGTCAAGTGAATTTGTTTTCTCTGGCTTCCAATCAATACAGTCAAGAATGATTTTGATTGGATCCAGATATGCTTTCTGGAATTGTACATCATAATCTACATAGTTGTCAAGTCCAAACTCGGTAGGCAGTCTAGATGGATACGAGATTACCGTATCATTGATGGGATTTGGCTGACGTAGATATGTAAATTTCAGCTTTTCACCTTCTTGAATCACCTGATACTTTTTGGTTAGATCGTGCTTTTTCAAAAGGTAATTATAGAGTAGCGCACCCTTAACATGAATAGGTGTGCCCTTAGTATATATCTGGCTACTGTCTGAGTATGTGCTTAGACCATTCACAGAACGAGGAAATGATATCTCTTCAGGCGGTAATTGACTAAACTCATTTCGGAAGTCTTCAATGAATTTCTGCACAGTTTCTTCATCAGTGGTAACAATCAACTTGATCGTTGCTTTCATCTTTTCACGGATAGCTGACGGTGTTGAAGACTTGACCATTTCCAAACCCATAACTTTCATATGTGGTTCAGCATACTGGACACCTTCGTTGTTGTACACGTTCAGAATGTAACGCTTCTTTGCTGTCCAGATACCTTTATCAGACAAGCCTTCGCGTTTCATTTGCATCTTCTGCGCAAATGCTTTTACATACGTAGCAAGGTCAAGATAAGACTTATCAATAAACGGTTGAATCTTATCTTCACAGACACGGTCCATGAATTCAATGACTTTCGCTGGAGGGAGCGCAAGTTTATCTGGCGCACCATACACCTTTGTAACAAGCTCATTGAGCCTGAGATAAATTGAGTCCGTATCCGATGCAATAACATAATCAGTCCCGTTCGTTTTCAGTAGGCTATTCATGTAGCCATTCAGTTTGTTTTCAATCCAGCGAATCGACAACTGACCAGCAAGAGTAACGGCTAACGCGATTCTCAAGTCATAAAAACGAAAGTACTGTGAACCCATAGCACCATATGCAGAGTTCAATGAAACTTTCTTAGCAAGTTGCAGATTATTATATCTAGCAATTTTATTCTCTAATTCCGTGCGTTTTACAGAATCTTTTTCATTCTCATACTCTTGTTGAGCACCCAACATCATCTTCTTGAATTTCTTACGATCATTATACATGTCCTCAAGCATCTTAGGCACAAAGCCTTGAATGTCTGTGCGAAAGAATTGGCCGTTCGGTGTCAATGTAGCATTCTCAAGCTCTGTCAAATCTATTTCCTGATTTAACATTCGTTCAACGTCAACATTGGACGACATAATCTTGCGCATGACAGGAGTATAATCTTTTGGATCAATCAATGTCTCAGGCGAGATATTATATTGCATCATCAAGTGAGGATACAATGAGTTCAAGTCAAACGATGCAACCCACTTGTGCAAACCAACCTGTGGGTCTTTGACATATGCACCCTCAAAGGCACCATCTTTCTTAGTGCTACCCTTAGGAGGAACAATGATGTTTCGCTCCAGCAGGTAGTTGTGCATGATCGCATCCCACATGCGAGTCTGTGTGAATACATCTTCAAAATTGGACTTGGTGTCAAATGCGAGAGTCAGCGACAACTCCAGCAGCTTCAGCTTGTCCTCAAGCTCTTCAATCAGCAAAACGTCAACGATGTTATACTCAATGAACTTTTGATAATTCATTTTATATAATTGGTGCAAGCTATCAAATTCATCATATGATAGCTTGCTCTTACCCAATTCAACGTTGGCGATGTTGTCTAGGCGATATGATTCTTGTGACTTACCACCTGGCGCAAACCATTTGTACAATTCAATGTAATCTAGTGATGCAACACCCTTGATTTCATAAGCAGTCATGTCGCGACCATTCACAACAGCTTTACGCTCATGAATCATATTCCATGGAGAAAGGCGCCTTGTTTGTTCTTCGCCAAGAATCTTCATGAACCTATTGTACAGATATGGAATATCAAAGAACTTGGTGTTCCAACCAGTTATGATATCTGGGCAGTCATGGAACCAATCTTCAAGGAATCTTTTACACAAATCATATTCATCACGGCACTTCATGTAGGTGACGTTATCATTATAATTGTTGAAATCACCACAGCCATACACTTTCATGTGCCCGCCGATGCGCTTCACTGCGATAGCGGTGATAGGTTCATTGGCTTTGTATGGATCAGGAAAGCCATTCTCGGAGCCAACTTCAATGTCAATGATATCAATAGCAATATGTTCTTGCTTCCAATCGACCATGCCTTTATGTTCATCAGCGATAAATGCATACTCATACTTGGTCATGCCAAAAATCTTGAAGTTCTGAACACCATCATACTTTTCAATGAAATCACGGCACTCACGAATGGACCCAGGCTTAATTTCATCAAGATATTCACCTTGAAGATTCTTCCATTGTGTTTGCTTATTGGTAGTCAAAAACAGTGACGGCGAGTAAGCAATTTTCATCCTTACTCGCCGCCCGTTTTCTACACCACGATAAAGAATATTGTTGCCAATACTGATTACGTTTGTGTAAAAGTTGCTCATTTAATATTTTGGAATTGTTGATGCAATCTGGATGCCTGATCCGAACATTGTATTATACTGATTTTCTAGCTCACGCACAGGTGAATTTATGGTAAGAATGTCACTACGATATATTGTGATACCAGTTTCAAACTCTTGTGCATATTCCAGGTATGGAATAAAGCCTAGCATTGGACCATCTTTAGTCACTTGAGTTGCGACTTGGACAGGCTTCTTGATACTAATCGAGTCGCCGCCTTGTTCAACATCACCAAGAACCGTTTGATTGGTTTTGAAGGTAATAAGTTTCAATGTCATCGTGCTGGCTCCAGCAACTTGTTGACATTGGCTTCACCGAAAAATGTTTTCAGTGTTACCCACTTCTTGGGAAACAACATTTCACGACCACGGAAGTCATTGATGTTCAATGTTGGATCATTGACCAGACCAACAAGCTCGACCATATTGTCAAACTCACGCAGAAACAAGTCATACTTGTATGCTTGTAGATTGTTAGCTACAGCCAATTTATAGGCCAGCTTTGATGTATCGATATTATTCAATTTCAATATTACTCCATTGTTTGAGTTTCGTGAATTTATGTTGTTTAGCAAGCATTAGTCCTTTCCATTCTACGCCAACGTTCTTTTTTACAAGCAAATCAATCATGGCTAACAGATCACCCAATTCTTCTTGGAGCATCTGGATATTCGTACAATCTTTACCAGGTTTTATCTGATCAGGACCGAAACGAAAGCACTTACTAATTGCTTGAGTTACCTCTGCACATTCTTCTTGGAGAATAAGCAGTATCTCTCTGGTATCTTCGTTCATTATATCATACTTTCACAAAGGGTGCAAGCACTGGAGCAGTCCAACCCTCAGGTTTTAGAACTTTACCATCAGCGCGTTTGATAACTTTACCAGTGTCCAAGTCAATCTTAGCTAAGTTACTTCGCGCAACCTCAGTCCATGCTCCATCAACATCGTAGCCTTTCATCTTGCAGTAACCTAAGATAACCCAGATCATGTCCATACATGCATCAAGTTGTTCAACTTCATCATTCGCTTTGATAGCGGCTTGAAATTCCCAATACTCTTCATTGATCAGATTACGATACAGGCTAACATTCTCTTTGCTAGGCAGTTGATCACATGCATCAATGAATGTATTCACGTCCTGATTCATGTCGGTGTTCAGTTTTTTCAAAATAATTGCTCCATTTTCCATGCTAATATTTAATTTGGTACCTTCATACCAACCCATGTCTTCAACTAGATCGTCAGGCAACTCTAGAATGGCATCACCATTATCCAGAATTTCAACGACTTCTGCCTGATAAGTTTTATTCTTCAATTGATACTCTCTTCCATTCATCACCAATTTTCATCCACAATCTATCATCTTTTCCTACAGCCATCGCAACAGAGTTTGTTACCCGTGGATTATACTGAAATTGAATTCCATAAGGACTAGCAGGAATTTTTGATTCATCATATGATCCAGTGAGTTGTAGTGTATAAGCAGTTTTTGGTGGTGCAAGATGTGTGATATCGCGATTGGCTTCCGCAACTTCTTTTACCTGTCTATATGATGCCGCACCTACGGCGAATGCACCGATGATGCCTGCGCCCCTCAAAAAATTTCTTCGCATGTTCATAATTTTTCCACTTTCACTCCAGCTCTTTCCAAGAATTGAATGCCATCAGCATTACGATAATGATTACGATAATACACAGAATAGATACCACTTTGAAAAACAAGTTTGGCGCAATCAATACAAGGGGCATGAGTGATAAACATAGTAGCACCGTCGCCAGACTCAGTGCTTTTTGCCAGTTTTGCGATTGCGTTGGTTTCTGCATGAAGTACCTCTGGTTTTGTTTTTAGTACAGGTTCACCTTTATCATAACCAACAATATTTTCACATGTATTGTCCCAGCCAGATGGCATGCCATTATACCCGATGGATATAATCCTATCATCTTTCACAACGATAGCACCGACCTGCAATCTGACTGCGGTTGAACAACCAGCAAATGTTTCAGCAGTCGCCATGAATGCTTCAATGTGCTTTGTCTTCATAACAAATATGTATGTCAGTTAGCTAGGACTTTTGATACAGAATTCATGACTGCGGCAATTCTACCGATATCACGCAACTGTTCTACCGTGTATCCCTCTTTCTTCAAAGTCTCATAGTGAGCCTTGACACAGAAGTGACACTTGCCAACAATGCTTGCAGCAAGACTGTATGCTTCAAACTTTGCTTTGGTGGTACCACCATGAGATAGGATAGCATTCATTCTCAATTGTGCTGGTAAACCAGCCAATGCTGTATCATCAGCCATTTCAACATAAGGATACCAAACGTTGTTCTGTGCCATGATGCTTGCGGCTGCAAGTGCGGCATCAGCCTCTTTACGATCAGTCAGTACGCCGTACAACCAAGTCCACAGCTTTGTGTTTCCAGCAGCAAATGCAGCAGCAAGGGCAATCGCCTCTGCTTCTTCAGGTGAGATTGTGCTTCGCTTGATTACCGCATCAATATTCAGTTTGGTATCCTTCGCATAATCAGGAATAGTTTCTTTGAGTTGATCAACCCATGTTGTCATTTTGTTTTCTCCGCTAATTGTTTATAACCTGTTGTTGTAGGATGAACACCGTCTTTACTCAGTCCTGTAATTGGAAGAACGGTGTCACCATACTCTTTTGATACATCTTTGACCATCGCTTGAATTTCTGGTTTTATCGCAGGTAGAATCCAGAATACTCTAGCTGTACCAACTTTCTCACGAATACGGTGAAGTTCAGCTTTCGTTCTAATGCCCTTATGATCGTTACTACCTAAACTAATGATCACAGTCTTTGCGGACAAATCATTTTTCAGATAGTCACGATTCCACTGCATACTGTTCCAACCAGTCTTTGCATATACGGCACACTCAGGTCTAGCCATCTGTGTGCCGACTGCAATGCTATCACCGAGGATCAAGCATTCAATCATGACAGAGTTTCGCCACCAACTGTACGATTACATGCACACAGTTCACCCGTTTGCAGTGCATCAAGAATGCGCAGTGTTTCTTCTGGATTACGACCAACGTTCAGGTTATTGACTGTAACGTGTTGAATAACGTTATCAGGACCAACAATGAATGTTGCACGGAGAGCGGCACCTGCTGGTGAATAAAATACACCCAGTTGTTCAATGAGGCTTAGATTACCAGTCTCTGGATTCCATCGCTGTGTATCAGCAAATTGGAAGTGCTTGATCTTTTTCAAGTCTTCATGTGAAGATTGCCATGCAACTTTACAAAATTCATTGTCAGTTGAGCCTGTCAATAGAACAGCATCACGGTCTGCAAAATCTTGATACAATTTATCGTATGCTACAATCTCAGTTGGGCACACGAATGTAAAGTCCTTAGGGTAATAGACAATGACTTTCCACTTTCCTGAGAAAGAGTTTTCATCAATATCAAAAAATGCATCAGCAGGTTGACCTGGCTTGACACCAGTTACCAAGAATGAGTCTAATTTATGTCCGACGGTTTTCATATTTTCCTTATGTTGTAATTTTGTTATGATATCAAATATCAATGTATTGAAGTTCAAAGCGATCAGCGCAGTCCTCATAGTTGATGTAACCACGTGGATTACATACAATACGAGTTGAGCCAATCATGTAGTCAAAACGATCATGTGTATGACCGTGTGTCCAGAGTTTGATCTGTGGATGATCGAGAATAAACTCAGACAAGTCGGAAGAGTATGCACCATTCATCAAAACATCGTCTTGATATTGTGGCTTTGTTGACAACTTACATGGAGCGTGGTGACCCACAACTACAAATTTGTCATCAAACATTCCCTCAATAACATGGCGAATATATTCTTTCATGGCTACATGATCTTCATATGCATCTTCTGGGCTGAATCTCGCAATTTCTTCTTTGAATTTGAATCCATCCTGAATCGTCATTCCTTTTTCATCAAGTGCATATTGACCAGCATCGTCACGCTTGTATACAGGAACTTTGCGAGTGAGTTTTCTCTTACTGTTTTGAACAATGCGAAAATCATTCATCATACCACGAACATGATACAATGTTAGTGCATCGCCATTGTTCATATCAGTCCACAAAGTGCCACCGATAAATGTCACACCATCCAAGGTAACATACTCACGGTCTAGAATGTGGAGATTTTTCAGATAGCCAAGTTTCTCTTTGAGTCTAGGAAGAGACAATGCATAATCACCATGATAGTGTTCATGGTTGCCTGCAACATACAAGACCGTAGGAAATCGCTCCGAGCATTCTTGAAAGAATGTGTGATAGCGATTAGACTTGTCGGTTTCACCCAACAGATTATGGACATCCTGGTCGTTCAACTCATTAGCTAAACAAATGTCACCAGAAAGAATCAAAACATCAGCGTTTTCTGTGTTTTGAAGAGAGATTGTTCCGAACTCTAGGTGTAGATCGGATGCAAGTGCAATTTTCATAATATAAGATGCCTTTCTATGCTATTAGTGTAACACAGAAAGGCTTTCCTGTCAAGTATTACTCTTGAAGAAGAGTTTTATTTTTGGTAGAAGTGAGTACTTTATCGTTACCACCAGAAGCGATTGGAATGCGTTTTGGCAGCTTTTCCTCAGGAATGACGTTCACTAGCTTGACGGTCAGGATACCGTTCTCCAGAGCCGCTCCATCCACTTGAACCGTGTCCGCTAGGCGAACAACTTTCTTGAATGCGCGAGTACCGATGCCACGATGCAAATAAGAACGATTCTCATCCACAGTAGCTTTCTTGCCACTGATGGTCAATTCGCCCTTTAGCGTTTCAATTTCAATTTCGTCTTCCGAGAATCCAGCCACAGCAAGTTCAACCAAATAATTGTTGTCGTCTAACTTGACGATGTTATGTGGTGGAAAAGTGTTTGCTGGAAGTTTGTCTAGCGCAAGTTGATCAAATGCATCAAAGAAACGATCAAAGCCGACAGTTTGTGGCACCAATGGTGCAAAGTTTATACGTCCTAGATTTAGGTGCGTCATGAGTTTTCTCCTATAAAAGCAAGTTATGAAATATCTGCCTCGAAAGCACAGAATAAACCGGTTACAAATCCGGTGTTGTCTTATCGGAACAACTGCTCTATTCCCGCTGTGATCATATTCAATGGCGTTGAATATTATATTTTACGTTGTGATTACAGAGCAACGGACGCCTGAGAGTAATTACTTATTCTCTAACCGTTAACGTCAAACGGCCCTAAGGTGGGTTCTATTATTTATACAATTTTGACAAAAGCAGCACCATTCACAAAGTACTTTCTTTGTGGATTTTGCTCAGTGTACACTTGTATGAATGTCATTGTGCTATCAACACGTTTCTCATACAGGTTGCTTGTTATGACAACTTCACCTGTATAGATGTTCTTTAGCTTCGTTAGTTTCTCTTTCACTTTTTTCATAATATAAAATCACTCTGGACTCTTCTTACCTATGTTGTATTTGCTGATTAGTTGCCAATCATCCTTCTCACGGAAAGGAATGATCTTGATCTGGTGAATCTCGGCGATCTTGTCTACCATAATTTCTGGATTGACAATCGTAACTAAGCCCCATTGCTCCAGTAACTTAGCGATTGCATTACGTCTTTCAATATCATTGTCTATGATGCTAGATGGTTTTCCATCCAGTGCAAACAGTTCTTTGAAATGTGTAATGTAGTATTGGCCGCGCTTGTGTAGGATATGACACGACTGGTACAGTATCTTCTCCTTGCGAGAAGACACACCAATCCGAGTCAATGTTTCACGTACCTTCAAAAAATCATCTTGTTCTTTCAGCTTCACCTCAACAAATGTTGATAAATCTACCATGGCTACTTCCCCAATCCACCTTTATCGGCTTTTTCTTTTAGTTCTTGGATTTGTTTGTCAGTAAGCAGTCTGAGTGCATCCCTAGCTTTCGCATCAGAGAAACCGTAGAAAGATTTTATACATGCTATATCATCACTTTTTTCAGGCTTTATCCACTTATTGAAAGGCCTTTTCTTAGCCCTGATAGTATTTAGTAAATAATCATTCTGTAACTTTTTATCCAGTTGGTGTCTACGATTCATTTCATTGGCATACAATACACAGTCTTTATGATATGACAGTGCTCGGTTGACCATGAAAGGAACGTATTCAGCCTCAGTAGGTTCATCAACGATCAGTTGTTTCTTACCTTGCAGGATTTGATTTGCGAATTCAAATGGATTACTCATTTTCTGTAAATCTCTGTTATATCACTACTCTTGGCATTTCCGATATCGTTTTGCAACGCAGGACGTTTACTACTAACTACAGCACAAGATTCCCATTTATTATAATTCATTTTTGTATGAGCGACAAGCACATCATCAAACATATTCCGTCCCGCAACTTTGCCTACATTCCAACAACTGACACCGCCATCATTTAACAGAAGTAAACTTTTATGGATCAATGGCTCCAAAAATACAGTATTCCAATTATCATAGTTGGATGTATTTTTAATGGACTGCGTATCTTCATGAGTGTAAACTTCCAAATCAAAATACGGAGGGCTTGTTAGCACCATATCAACATTAGGCAAAGAGTATTCTTCCATTTTCATTGCGTCATCACAAATCAATCTAACCCTGTTCTCAATTCCCAGAAATACAGACAATTTTGCAAGATTTTCATATGTTTTTGTGTTTGGTTCAAAAGCGATGTACTCAGCGCCAGATGCAACAACACCCAACATTCTTCCACCCCATCCAGCACAGGGATCAAAAACAATTTTTGGTTGATATTTCATACACAATAATTTAGCCATTTGTGGACGAAACATGGTACTCTTAGTCATGCCACAACAAAAATAAATTCCTCTCCTCAATTCCGACAGATATGGTGTACTATGGCTCTTTCTATTCCATCTCAAAATTTTCTCAAGATTATTTTTTGTCCAAAGATTGGTGAAACTTTTTCCCTTGTTATTTTCAATGTCGTAGAAATTAGGAAAGAAGTTCTCACATAATTTCATGCCGATTCGTGAAGTTGAATTTATGTAATCCTCATTCGTCTTCCACTTGCATAGATTGTTCCAATCAGTTTTTAGCTGTTGATTCGTATACTGCGTAATGTACTCAACGTTTTGCAATTGTGTAGCGAGTTCAGGAAGAATACGTTCAAATTCAACATCACTTAGATTTCGTGTAGAATTTCTAACGTTCAAAAAATCTTTAATGTTTACATCCATAATTCAATTCCTATTTTCTTCACGCCGTCATTCAACCACGTATCCATTCCTTGCAGAATTCCAGAATCTTCCAGAAAAGAGTAATTACTGGCAAACATATAATCATCATTTTTTCCGGACTCACCACCTTGTTGATGTTTGAATATGCGCTTATTTGAATTGATGTTTGCCATAAAATCTTCTTTGTAGATCCAATTCATGCGAAAATGATTGTCTGGATTTACACCAAGTAATATAAGTCTTTCCCAATCTTTGTGACAAGCGAGATGGTTAAATGTAAAATAATCTTTTCTTCTACTAAGACTAAATTTTATTTCTGTGTTGTATCCATCAATAATTCTATCGTGTCCAATATTAGTCCTCGGACAAACATCACTACAACGTTTTTCCATAATCTTAGATACTAGAATTTCTCCGAAAGCACCCATTTGAGTGCCTGATAAATGCAAATATCCCTCATATAGGGTTCCCAACCAAGGATCAAAAGTTTTTTCTTTTACATAATTTTGAAGAGTACCATCTTCAAAGAAAATATCAAAAGAAGTCATGCTAACATCCTAATCAAACCGATAGTGTCAATGGCAGTAAGCAAGAGGTAGTTAGCCAACATGCCAAAAGATTTGCGAGTAAAAGCAGCCCAAGCATAGAGGCTACACCCGATAATCCAAATAGGGTAAAGAGCAAGTAGGGGCGGATTCGGGACTGTAAGAGCCATGGTAATGCTACAGCCAATTGAAATAGCCCAAGCAAGCAACTCAACGCCAAAACGAAAAGGATGAGAGTCGAGATCATGTTTTATCCACTCAATTGTTGGTTTGAAGATTTTGATCATTTGAATTCTACACCAACCATCAACTCAGTCAGACATGCTACAGTGTTGATTTCAGCATCGGCAACGAATGCATGTTTATACTGGTAGTCTGCAAGAATGATGACAGCTTGAGGAATACTCTGTGGCTGCAATACATCATACATTCCATCATAGAGTTTACGATACAGTGTAGCAGGATCAATATCGGTTGATGCAACCCACTTACGCAATGCACCAAAGTCTTTGTCTTTCAAAAACTTGATGACTTCACTCATGCTTACGTCACCAACTTGCGACAGAATACCAACGTCAATAGTCTTATCTACGTTGGATGAATATCTCTGCAACTCATTCAGTACACGGCGAAAGTCTGGAAAGTGTTTCTTCACGACCTCAGCAATTACTTTAGGATCAAACTTGACATTTTCCTCAGCAAGAATACCAGAGACTCGCTTGAAGAATTGACCAGCCATTCCAGTTTTCTCTGGAGCTTTCAGAGTGAAGTCAACAACTGCACAGCGACTGTGTAGTGGGTCAATGATCTTGTTTTTGAAATTGCATGTGAAGATGAATGAGCAGTTAGATGCAAACTCTTCAATCACATTTCGGAACGCAGCCTGTGCGTTTGGTGAAAGATAATCAGCCTCATCAACGATAATGACTTTTCGCCCACCAGTGAATGACATGGTAGAAGCAAAGTCTTTGATCTTGCTTCGTACCATATCAACACCAGTTTCATCTGAGCCGTTGATAACCAGATAGTCTGCATCAACCTCATTACACATCGCCTTAGCAACAGTAGTTTTACCAACACCTGCGCCACCATGTAGCAACAGATTTGGGATTTCATTCTTGTTGACGTACTCCTGAAAAGGAGCTTTCAGACGATCAGGAAGAATACACTCAGCAATAGTTTTAGGACGATACCGTTCCGTCCACAAAAGATGTTCCATAATACCTCATAATAAAAAATAAATCAATTTGAATGGAACAATCAGGCTTCGCTGTTTGAACCAATCTCAGTTGCGATCCAATACTGAATCTGCTTTGCGGTATTCTTGAAACTTGCGATACCCTTGAATGAGATAGACACATCGTATGTGCCAGGAATCATTTTCAAGTTTTCTGTTTTGAACAGCATGGTATATCGCTTACCGTTTCCGTTACCAACATCAAGTTGATTTGTGTGTGCCGATGTATTCTTATTGTCCAATGCATGTATAAAGATTTTTGATCCATCAGACTTGACAGCAACGTGTGGCGTGGCAAGACGACCAGATGCTTTTACAATGTGTTCCAAATCTTCCTGTGACAACTGAAATGATACATCAGGTGCAGGCATAGTAACGCCTTTTTCTGGTGCATTCTTGATGTTGCTTGCATCACAAATGCGATACACTGTTTTGCTCCGACCAGATGCGGCTGAGACAACAACAGACTTGGTAGATTCATCAAACTCAAGTTGAGAATTCTCACCCTCAAGATCAAGTGCTGACAAGAAACGATTCAAGTCAAAGATGCCAAAATCGTTGGGAATGCTTTCACCGATTGTAGTCTCAGCGAGAACCTGTTTCTGTGCGTCACATGTACGCAAAACATTTCCTTGACGAAAGACAATTCCATCATTGATGTTTGCAAAATTCTTCAAAATACTCAGTGTGTCTTTAGATAGCTTCATAATATACTCCAATAAAAAATCAATTGTACAACATTCATTCTGCTTTGTCAACAGAATATTTCACATCATGCTCATACAGAAAATATAAACAACATGCGGCATGAGCGATGTGATGAATACCAGATTCTTTGTCCAGTTTTTCACCTTGTTTCCAAGCCCACAGATGACGTTGCATGGCGGCAAAGTATCTGCGTTTAGATTCGGGTACTTTTTGCCAGTTGTCTGGCTCATACTTCTGTGCGCCGAACGTCAGAACCTTTACCATTTCCTCTAATGCTAATGGCGGTATCAAATCGTAACGCAACTTATCGCCATCAAATTTACGACCAGGTGTCGGTCCTGGTGTTGAATCAGTTACACTCACATGGACAATTTCATCATCAGTAAAATTAGGCATCACAGTCTTCCAGTTAGCTCGGCGATCTTGGCCATATTACCAGTGAATGGATATGTACCGATGTGTTGTGTTTTCATCCATGGGCATAGGAAGATTTTACCACCAATTTTGCGCCACAGTTGGCAGAACATGTAGTCCTCAGATAGATACCGATCAGAGCCACCACCAGTTGCACTATCTTTGGTATCAATGATTGTGTCAAAGTATGCATGGATATATCGTGAGCCATCAAAGTTGGCTTGACCAACGTGATCGGGCTTGTATCGCAATTGTGGGAATGCTTTTTCTAGTTGCGGGAATACTTCACGCTTGATCATCATGTAGCCTGTGCCAATTTCCATAACTTCAAGTGGCTCAGTGACTGAGAATTGTTGAGTGCCTTTAACAACGTTGAAAACATAATCGCCGACAAGTGCTTCCAACTCATGCGGAGGCAATTCAGGATGCTTTCGTGCAGCCAGTGCAACGTTTGACCAGTTGATTGATTTCTTTGGATATGGTCCACCGATAACATCTTTATCTAGTGCCAACATAGCAATTACATCCTGTGGACTGTAATGTATGTCAGAATCAATGAATAGCATATGCGTACAATCAGAACGCAAGAATTCATCGACCAAATAATTTCGTGCGCGAGTGATTAGTGACTCATTGAATAGGAAGGAGAATCGTGTTTCAACTCCATATTTGGACATGAGTCCCTGTAAATCTAAACTCGCTTTGATATACATGCCATGGGCCATGCCTCCATACATCGGAGTGGCAATGAACAGTTTGTTCTTTTTCAATTCTTCAATTTTGACTTTGATTTCCATAATGTTTCCATAAATAAAGGGAGTGATACAGTATATATCACTCCCTTGATCAGATTTTGTTGATCAATCAGGCAAAAGTGGCAACACGCTTTGTTTTTGTTTGAGTGGCCAACATGCGCTTAGTTGGCTTACCCAAACGATAGAAACTGATCTTGCGACCATCTTCCAGAGTTTTGGTGTTGGTGTAGATAGCATGACCTTCTTTGCGCAACTCATTGATCCGTGCGGCGACATTGGCAACACCAAATCGTACACGGGCTTGTGCGGTAGTAAAGGTATTGTATCCTTCGGTTTTGCTCAGAGCAAGCAACATTTTCTGTTTTACGTTCATAAGAACTCCATAATAAAATCACACTTTGATATATGAGAGGTGATTAAAATCTCATAACGCTATGATAGCATAACGCCCAGAGTAAATCAATACTCTAGGCGGTAAACATGTACTAATTAGAAAGGAATTTCTTCATCGGCGGGAATTGGCACTGATTTAGGAACAGCTTGTTCATCCGCTGGCAATTTGGCTTTTGTAGCCTCAACATCCAGTTTAGTGTACAGATCAAGGAAGGATGTTTTGGTATCAATATCAAAACGATTCAGACACAAGCCAACAGCCTTCAAACGATCACCATGCACACCATAAGTTTTGCAGATGTGCACCAGACGGCGAGTGGAGATAATTTCGTCCACACCACCTTCAGCAAAGGTCTTCCGTGTGATATCAGCCCAAGTCACCAACAAGTCGGCGAATTCATTATCTCCACGACCGAATGCAGCCATTTCCTTACGCACAATTTTCTTTTCAACTGCGGTAGGTGGATATTCTTGTTCATACGTATTCAAGAAACGCTCAAGGAAGGCTTCGTTCAAAACGTTGGTGAACATATAGCGACCATCATCGGAGCCTTTACCTTTTGTGTTAGCCGTAGCAACAACGGTAAAGCCTTCAGCGGGTGCAACCAATTCATTCTTCTTTTTCAGCAAGAATGGTTTGCCTTCCAGAACACGTTGGAGACAAGCCAAATTCTGTGCACCATAATCGATTTCGTCAATACACAATACAGCGCCTTGTCGGGCTGCTACAGTAACAGGACCATCACGCCATTCCATCTGACCATTGATCAACACATAGTTACCAAGCAAGTCACCTTCATCGGTATCAGGTGTCATTGACACACAGATAAATTTACGACCAAGTTTGGCACAAGCCTGTTCAACAGACATGGTCTTACCGTTACCAGATTGACCAGTGATAAAGATGGGAAAGAATTGGTTGCTTTTGAAGATGGAAACCAAGTCATCAAAATTACCGAACGGAACATAATTCTTGTACTTTTGTGGCACAAGATTCTCAGTTTCCAATTGAGTCACGAGATTGGAAATTCGTGGTGCATCAACCACTTCTTTTTTAGAATCAGTCTTTTTCATAGGAAGAACATTTTGCACCAATGCAGTGGGCAATTTATACATGCCACGTCCTGCACGATTGGCTAGGTCTTTGAGGAACCATTGAGGTTCCTTGATATCATTTTCGGCACACAGGTTTTTGACTTCCTGCAGTGTCATAAACTCTTTACCAGTTGCTCCGGCAATGGCAATAAACTTCTCACGCTTGTCCATCTGAATGGTACGCATAATATAAACTCCAATCAATCAAATCAATAAACTAATTATACAAGGAACATACCACAATGTCAAGTGGTATGTTGTAAAAATCATACAGCGATTTCTGTAATGAATCGGTTCACAAGAACGCGACTGACTTGCTTCTTTTTATTCATCTTGATAAATGCATTCTTTAGTTTGCTTGCTGTGAAGTTACCAGAAATTTCCAGTTCACCATCATCGGCTTGCAGGTCAGCATCACCAGGAATAAAGAAAAACTTATTGTATCCAAGATTGAAGGATTCCACAAACCGTTCTTCCTTCAAATCCTCAGTAAGTTTTTTAGCCACGTCTTGGCGTCTGTGGTAGCCACCATCACGATCAGGATATTTCTCATACAAGTTTTGACCTGTAGAGTCTGTGTATCGGCGAGACAAGTTAGACCGTGCTGAGGCACCAGTACCAGCAATATAGAAACCAATGATTTTGGCACCAGTTGCATTGCGATACCAATCAAAAATTACACTGCGCAAGGAAGTATCGTAATTGCCATAAGGAGACAACTTCTGGAACTTAGTTTTAGTGTCAACCAAAACATAGTTTTTACTACCGAAATAATTGTGCATTGTGTTGCTACCACTATTTACATAATGGTACGAAATTTCATCGGCATCACCATCATGAATCAAAGCAAGGTTCACAATATCAAGATTGTTGACTTTGCGAAATTGCTCTGTCAAAGGCTTCAATGCAACCATTGCTTCCATCATCGGTGTTGCAGACAATGGCTCACTCAAAGGAACACTAAAATTACGTGGATCAGGCCAATTCTTTTTAGTATATGCATCAGCCAATGTAACCATGTTGCGAACACAGTTATTGAATTCAACATTACCCATACGTGAATTTAAATATTCACGCAAGAACACATGAGAGAATCCCAACTCATTTTCGCCACGGGTAAATGAGTCTTTGGCGTGACGACCATGGTCTTTTCTGAATCCATCTGTCTCATTACCAAAACCATAAACCACAAAAGGAATACTGACTTTGCGGCAGAACATAACAAGAATCAAAATCTGTTCAATAGCAGCCGCCATTTGGCTCTTCATTGAACCAGAACGATCAAGCACCAGAATCAAACCATGTGATTTACCTTTCGGCACACGGTTCATTTTCTTGAAGATGTTATCATCAATTTGGTATTTGTAGATGCGATTCACATCAATGTCACCAGTATTGGACACTTTGGTCTTGGAAAACTTTTCTGCGGCTTTACGCATTTCAAATTCTTTAGCCAACAGACTGATATAACGATCATTGTTGCTTTTGAATTCTTTGACCAATGCATCTTGTTCGGCGCGCTTATTTGGGCTCCAAAACTCCTGCATTTGTTTATGCACAATGGATGCTGGTGTCAGAATCTCAGACATGATCGGAGTAGGAACATTCAGGTAAGAATAGTCTTTAGACTTTTCATCCAAAAGTTTGTACTCATTTTCACGATAGGCTTCATCCGTTTCACAAGTTGGCTCAAAGTCATCCTCGCCAGCAACAGATTGTGTTGGCTTGAAACGATTGATTTGGTTGCCAGATTTTGAGTCTTCTGTTTTTTCATCGGACTTTTTGGCATCAGTATCTGACTTTTTATTGCCAGGCTTTTGCTCACCGTCTTCGGAAGATTCCTCAGTCTCTTTACCTGGACCATTGCCGGTTGATTCCTCAGATTCATCAGACTGATCCGAATCGCCAAAGTCATCAGACTCAGACTCGGTGAATTCATCATCCATGCCCATATCAGACTGCATGAATGGAAGTTTGTTTTGTTTTTGTTGCTCTTGCTTAGAGTAATCAAAAATTGCACCAGTGATTTCTACAACATCATCCCAAGTCTCAGCGGCTTCAACTTTGCTAACAAACTCAGACTCTTCATCCGTAAATTTGACACCAGTTGAAATACCACCTTTAGTGTGTACGTTCAGGCGATCAATGAATGGGAAGGTATTGATATCACGGTCACCGAGACCGAAGAAGTCGCGGGTCAACAATTCACCATATGCTTTGACGAATGAATTACGGAGACCAGGGAAGCGGCGCTTGATTTTCTTTTCAATGCGGGCATCTTCAACCACATTCAGAAAATGCTTGAAGTTGCGGCTGATCTTTTTGTCCTTACTTGTTACGGCATTGTGCCAACCTTCTTCAGGTGTTTCCAATGCGTGACCAACTTCATGACCTAGTAACAGGTCATAAAGTTCACCAGACATATTTGTCCAGATAGGGCAGTATAGTGTACGATTCTTCAAGTCAAAAGCCGCAGTTTGCATCTTGCGGTGTTCAACTCGGATGTTTTCAGTAGCCATCAACTTGGCTAACTGTGACTTGGATTCTTGGGAAAAATTCATGACATTCTTTCTATCAACAGGATCAATTATATCAGGTGTAGAAAGAATGTCAAGTACTACAAAAGTATTAATTCACTAAAAAACAACAGTTCATGGCTTCCAATTGCGAGTCAGTTTCATTCCATACTCATTATTACCTTCTGGAAGCACCACACCAGGCTTGAATCTCAGTTCATTCTTTTTGAATGGGTTGTAGTCAACATAATGGTGCCATCTACCATAACGCCAAACAACCCGCGCAACATCAGGATGCATTTCTTCCAACATCTTTGATTTGTTGATTGTACCGCTACTGTTGTAGCCAGTCTTTTTGAAATTCTCATCCTCATCAGCAAATTCTTTGTGATAGAATTCTTCGGTGTTTCCACCCTTGACTGTTTGTGTAGCGGCTTTGCCTTGCAAAAATGCATTGAATTGAATTGTACAGTCACCATCTTTCAGTACACGCAGACAGATATCAGTGTCTTCATTGTAACGACCGCGCCAGCGATGCTTGCAGTCATTTGAAATCAGCAGGCACGAATAGATTCGGGTGTTCGTAACATATGGTGGATATTTAGAGTTGGGTGCAATGAAGAAGCGATATTGGAAGCCAGAGATTGGCACGTTCTCATAGCGATCAACAAAGTCCTCAGCAGCTTTGAAGATTGCTCCAGACTCAACGCGATACCGTTTGTTTTGTTGCAAGCGATAGAAGTCTGTGATGTTGTCATCAAGAACCCAATGCTTTTCAGCACCGATTGAAATCGCATGATCCCAGCACCAGTTTCTTGCACGACCTGGACCATCACCGTGATTGCTGAATGGTGCGATCAGCAGTGTCACATATGGGCGAATACCAAATTCATCTAGTGCTTTTTCATAATTAGCTTCATCTTGTGGCTCAATGGCAATGTAATGAGGAATCTTCATTCTAGCCAAAGACCTAGAGGTCAGCATGGACTCATGGCGACCTTTAGAGATAATGTAAACAGGATGTTTTGGGTTGATGGTCATTCTACAATCCAACGATTCAATGAGTTATCTTCAATTTCTAGTTTAGGATACCAGATGCTTTTTGTTTTGTCTGTGAGTTTCTGGTCAACAAGTTTTGCAAATTCATTGTAGTCTTCCTCACTACGAAAGCTCAAATAGATTTGTCTCCAAGGAGGGTTATCATTCTGGTCATATGTTGGCATGCCTTTCCAATGCTTCTTCCAAACCTGATCACGGGTCAGCAAAGAATCGTCTGGTTCAGCGATCAAATTTTCTTCTATGCCACCATCAATGAATTTTGTTACATCGGCATAATCATCAGCTTGAAAGTCTAGGCAACTTTCATATTCAGTTGTTTCTTCAACTTTTATATCTGTCATTTGTTTCTCCGAACGTGTTTCTTGATTACCTTAGCTTGGCGCTTTCTGGCTAGCTGCATTGCTACAGGTTTGACATGCTGAGTATACACTACACCGTTCATGTGGTCAAGCTCATGCTGGTAAACTTGTGCAGTGAGTCCATCAAAATGTGTACTGACAAGGTTTGCATTTTCATCAAAATATTCAACATCAATGCTTCCATATCTAGGAACGTTCAAATACAGACCTGGAAATGATAAGCAGCCCTCAGCTTTACGAATCGGTTCACCATGTGTGGCAACAATTTTTGGATTGAAACACACGATGCCATCACCAATCACAAACATCCTAAAGCCAATGCCAACTTGATTGGCTGACAGTCCAAGACCATTGTATGCAGCCTGTGTCTTTCGCATTTGACGAATAAATTTTTGTATCTCAGGCTGCATGATCTGAGTGATGTGGAACTCAGGCATGACTTGAGACAGCTTAGGATGTCCCTCAGCTAAGATGGGCAGTATTGAAATAACTTCCTCAACGATCTTTGTCGGTGAGTTTGTATTGATCGTTAGAATATCGTCATCATTCATCATTTATCCAGTCCTCTGCGAAGTCTTCCGCTTTCTGTTGTTCCATAAAATATTCAGCGTGATTGTAATCAGCATCAGCATCATAACAAAGCACCATATACTTGTGTCTGCCATTCACTAAAAAAATCTGAGCAGTCTTTGCTCCGTTAAAAAATTCACTCAATGCTTTCAACACAGTGTAATCTCCATGCATAATTATTTCGCAATCCTAGAAAAATTGTTGACCTTTTCAAATCTGATAAGATTTCTAAACTTGTCCTGTAAAATGTCACCCTTGTGACTGATAACAAACAGATTGACATCCTCCAACATTTGCAAAATGGTCATGAGATAGTCTGTACCGTTTGTGTCAAGTGATGAATCAAACACTTCATCCAGAATCAACAGGTTAGTGTTTGTTGAGTTCTTCAACTTAGCAACTGCTCTCCATGTCAACATGAGTGCCATGTCAATACGTTGTTTCTCACCTTCACTGAATGATGCATAGCTAAATTCATCACGGTGTCTTGACTTGATTGTCTCTTTGAATGACTCATCCAAATTGAAGTTGACAAAGAAGTCTAGAGAAGCCAAATACTTATTCACCAATTTGTTGATGATTGGTAGATATTGTTTGATGATCTTAGTTTTGATGCCTGTGTCTTTCAATAGAACAGCCGCAGCATCAAGGTATGTTTTCTCTTCAATCAGTGCTTGCTTTTCACCAGTCAATGCAGATAGCTTGTCGCGCAACTCATTCAGCTTCAAGTTCTCAGCATCCAAATCATCCTTTGTTGACGAGAGTGATGCAATTTCTTTTTGCAGTCTACCAATGTATTTGTTTGTCTCAATGATCGTTGCATTGTTTGAAGCAAGGCTTACTTGACGAACGCGAATTTCATTTGACACACGAATGATTTCATTCAGTTTGTTTTGTTGATCGGTTATCTCAGTCGCAATTTTTTCCAGACCATCAGACATTTGCTTTGATGCACCAGACAATGTGGCTATCTGTTGCTCTTTGAAATCTTGCTGAATCTCCTGTTTGCAAGTTGGGCAACTATCACTGTCATGAAAGAACTTCAAGTCTTTCTTGTGCTTACTCAGATTAGTTTCAATCTTTGTTTCAAACTGGTGCAGCTTTTTTATTTTGCCTTCAATAACATCACGCTCAACGATCCCAGCTTGAAGGTGTTGCACCTCAGCATTCAGAGTTTCAATGACCGATTGGACTGTCTCCATCTGCAAAAGAACCACGCTGATTTCACGATTCTTCTCAGCAATCATATCATCATTGTTCTGCTTCAACTTAGTGATATGGCTGTTCTGCATATCATATTTTGATGTTGTCAGTTCAATGTTGTGCTTGTTTGTTGCGATTGCATCCTTGTTTGTGCTACTCTTATCCTTCAACACAGTGTTCATTGTGGAGAAGATTTGAATGTCCAACAAGTCTTCAATGATTGCTCGGCGATCAGCAGCCGACAACTGCATGAATGGTACAAAAGATGCTGAACCTAAAATCACAATCTGAGTAAACGACTTGTAGTTCAGTTTCAGAATTTGTTTTTCAAGTGTTTCCTGGTAATCTCTAGAAGCAGCGTCCTGATTCATGAGTTCACCATTGAGATAAATTTGAAACACTGTGGGCTTTATTCCGCGAACAATCTTGTATTGCTTTGTGCCAATAGTGAATTCGCATTCAACAATACAGTCTTTTTGGTTGATGGAGTTCACCAACTGTGGCTTATTGATATTACGAAATGCTTTACCAAACAGCACGTAGCACAGTGCGTCCAGCATAGTTGACTTGCCTGCACCATTAGTTCCCACAACAAGTGTGTTTGCAGAGTTGTCTAACTTGATTTCTGTCCAGTAATTACCAGTTGACAGGAAGTTTTTAAATCTAATTGTTCTAAAGAAAATCATTCAATAATTTCAACGTTCAGTGACTCAACATAGAGTTCACGCATAAGACCTTTTAGCTTTGTTGAGTCAACGTTTGTTGCTAATCCATCAATGTACTTTGATAGAATTGTCATAGTATCCTCAGCTTGATCAACCAAGTCACCATCGTCAATGATAGTATCTGTAAAATCTTCAACGACAGCAACGTCTGCGACACCACCTTTATGTAGGTTGTCAATCACAGTATCAAACATGTATGCATTCTGTTTGTTGACAACGATGACTTTCACAAAAGTGTTTGCGTATTGGTCAAAATCATATGCATTCCAAAAAGCAAAATCTTGCTGACTGTCATCATATATGATCTTATGAAACATTTTATATGGATTTGCAACAAATGTCAAGTCTCTTGTGTCGGTATCAAAGATGTGGAATCCACGTTGATCACCATAGTCAATCCATGTGATTTCATATTGATTTCCAAGGTAGGTGATGGTTCCATCTGTAGATTTATGATGAAAATGACCAGATAGTACCATATCAAAACGATTGAAAGTCTTACGATCCAAGCCTTCATGTGCAATGTTTCCTTTATCCATTTCAAAGCCAGCAATTTCAAAATGGCCCATTACAATCTCTGCTGTTGTTTCGCGTAATGCTTCTAGCGATTGGTCATAATTTGATGCATTGATCCAGGGTACCAATTGGACTTTCAGACCATCATACAGATTTTCCTGTGGCTCAGTATAAACTTTGATGTTATCATAATGGTCAAACAACTCATGCATTGCATTGATTTCATTTGTGTTCTTGTAGGTCACATCATGATTGCCAACAATAACATCCATTGTGATGCCTTCACTCAAGAGGACATCAAAGAATCTTTTGCGCCACTGATTCAGAATAACATAGTTGATAAACTTGCGGCGATCAACAACGTCACCCAAATGAATGATGTGTTTGATGCCATGTTCCTTCAGATAGGGAAAGAACGTATTCTCCCAAAACTTGAAGAAGAATTCGTTGAACAAAAGGCTATCACCTCTTGCACCCGCATGAGTATCATTTATAAGGGCAATTTTCATGAGCGAACTTTACTTGCGACACGATTGCGCAACTCAGTCGTTGAAAAACTGTGCTTACGTTGATTGTAGTAAATCTTGATGTTGCGCTGTTCACATATGTTCTTGCCTGTGAAATTCTTATCCTCATACTCTTCACCAATAACGCGAATGGTGATAGGCAAAAACATCAACAAGTCTTCCAAGTCTTTCTCTGTCTGATACACAATAATTTCATCAACGTATTTGACTGCGCTCAGTTGAACATGTCTCTCAACGATAGACTGCACAGGAGAATTCTTAGTGTCTGGACGATCAATAGATGGATCTAGTTGTAGACCCACGATCAGATAGTCACACACAGACTTGGCTTCAGCCAACATGAGAATGTGACCTGCATGAAGCAGATCAAAAGTGGAACAGGTGAATCCGACTGGCTTTCCAGTCATGTTGTCAGGTAAAGATAGCATATTGAACTCCATGATTTATAATTCGTCAGGCAACGGGTCTTCTAGTATATCAGATTCCATGAATTTTTCAAGACCTTTGACCTTTGGTTTCTTCTTTTCGTTCTTCTTTTCCTCATAAGTTTGAATGAATTCCGAAATGTTGTCATACAACACAAACTGTTTCATATTACCATCCGAGTCTTCATACATTTCACCAGAATCTAAAATACCAAACTGCTGAGTCGCTTTGTACTTCACATACAATTGTTTCTTTTCTTTTTGAATTCTGCGTAAGAATGCAAAGTAAATTACCTGTGTAAAGTATGCGAACGGATTGGAAGATTTTGTTGGATCAAAGTTTCTGAAATACATGATGCAGTTTTCAATACCATCACAGATCATCTCCTCACGGAAAGAATATGAAATGAAGTTTGGCTTTCTGGATAGATGGTTTGCAATCTTCAGGAAGCACTCACCAATGTAGTTTGGTATAATTGGCTCTTCTTTGCCTGCTTCTTTGGCAGCATCACATGCGGCTCTGTATCCGATCAGTGCGGCCAGAAAGTCCGCGTTGTTTACGTAGTGTTTCGCTTTTGTCATTATGATTACCTAAAATATTACTTGACAGGCTATGGAGTACTGTCATATAATGGGGGTGTTGGGTGTTTAGAATTAGTGTATTATTTGTTTATTAGTACTTGGTTCTTGAAGTAGTTCTTCTGAATCGTCTTCTAGGTCAAGTTCTCCATCAGAGTCAAAATCATCAAGTAGTGATTCATCAATCTGATCAGTGAAGTTTGAAATCATTTCATTAGCTTCAACGACTGCGTTGTTATAGTATTCAATCAATGCTGTTCTTGGTTCAACGATAGTAAGAACTTCATTCATAGAAATACATGCAGAGTTTGTTTGAACCAGTTCCATAGGTAACCATGGAGACATTAGCAACATTGATTTACCGGCAGACAGCCTCTTATAAAAGAGTGTCATCGGGTCATACATCTCTATGATGCCATTGCTATTCAGATGGTAAGAAGTAATGATATCTTCACCATCTTTGAGCCTAATAATTCTAACATTATCCATTTTTTATATCTATCTTGTAAAATTTATAAGAGAATTTCTCCTCTTCATATATTTTAGCACGTTCCACAAAATGTTTCAACGTAAAGTTGGTATGTTTACCTATTCTAAAATCATCAGCAATATCATATAAAGTCGCAGAGTCTTTGTTGTCACCCTTACGTAAGACACGACCTAAAGATTGCAGATTACGAATCCGAGACTTTGATGGTGATGCAAAGATCGCGTTGTGTAGATTCTTTATATTTATGCCTGTAGAAAAAGGTGCCGAAAGAAGCAATAATAATGCAACCTTCACCTCCTTTCGTAATTTTATCCGGCTTCATTTTGTTTCCTTTTATTTTTTCTAGACTCTAACATATTGTTTCTCCAAACAGGATCATTCCACTTTTCCTTCAGTGCGCTTCCATCTGATCCTCGTGGTTTTCGGGTTTTCATTTTGTCGCGAAAGTTTGGATCATTTTTCCACTTTTCTTTTATTTTCTCACTAGCAGCTTTTCTCTTGTTTTCATCACCATTTACTTCACTCATTTTTGACTTAAATTTTTGTAAAAAAGCCTCATCCTCATAGCGTTTTTTGGTTCCAATAACCTGTTTATGTGCACCATGTGTTATGTAGTGGTTTACCATTTGTTCAGATTTACTTCGCTTTTTGTCTTCTGTCCAATATTCCATCATCGCAGTTTTTCTTTTTTTCACAGATTCATCTGTGTGGGACAACCTATTTTGATTGACATAAGACCAACCTCCTTTTCCTCCAGAATTTAGATTATATGACATTTCATCATCCGGAGAAATCAAACTATTTTCAACATCATTCATCTGAGACTCATCCTCACATAACTGAATAATTTGTTTTTCAAAATTTTCAATTCCATACTTAGCTATGGCTTTTCTTATGAGTGTTCCTGAACCCATGTAATTGTCGTTAGGATTTTCTGTAATATGTTTACCTATGTAAAATCTGCCGTTTATTTTGTTTATTATCCTATATATCGTGTAGTATTTCATATTGACTCCAGTAGACTACTTTTTATTATTTAGTATCCAACGGGCATCAATATCATCAGTTTCAGTAATATATTTTGCTTTTTTTGTTGTGCCGTCTGTCAGCGGTATCAATTCGTTTTCCGAACATTTGATTTTAGTGTCACCAAACTCAAAAAGTAGTTCACCTTCTAGTGGATGTGAGTCCGTAAGGTGACGAATCTGTTCACGAGTTTCAACATCTGTGCCACCATGCACAAAGAATACCTTACGATCTTTCTTCTCAGCGTCAATCAGTCGCATCAATTCTTTGCCGTGTTTTTCAACCAACTGAAACAAAATCAGTGAGTTGCCTTTCAGCGACAGTGCTAGATTCTTGATGAATGCATTTCGCTGTGGACACTTTACCAAGTAATCTATCTCAGCTTGATAGTCCCAACCACGACTCAGTTTACACACTTCATCTGAGTATTTCAGAACTAGACATTTAATTTTCAATGATGATACTTGATCATTGTCCATCAATTCTTTTGTTGTAATCACCTTCAGTACAGGACCAAACAGACCCTCCAAGACTAGCTTATGTGTCTGTGTGCCATCCAATGTGCCTGTACAACCTATGCGATATTCTGTGTTCTCCAGATTTGACATGATAGTTGACAAGGACTTTGCTTTGAAGTCGTGTGCTTCATCGCCTAGAACAAAATCAAACTGTTCAAAATATTCTTTAGGTAAATTGTATATTGATTGCCATGTGGTGATGGTCAAAAACTTATCTGTGCTTTTGTCTTTGCCTGCATACTGTCTGTGACAGTATTGATCAGAGTCATAACCATATGATTTGAAATCAGAAAACATCTGTTCAGCAAGCGATGTTCTCGGAACAATTAGCAGTCCCTTCTTGCAATTCTGTTGAATGTGGCGTATAATCAGATACAGAATGAAAGACTTGCCACTTGATGTTGGAGATAGAAGTAAGGCTCTTTTGTTACGTATTGCATGAACGAACGCATCAATCTGGTAGTCGCGCTGTTCTAAATGCTCTGGAATGCCCAGAGTCTCAATGAAGTCTTTTGCTTCTTTGATTGAGAAATTTTCTAATGCGTCTATTGACTTGTCGTACACGACGGTGTACTCTCGGTCATCACAAAATTTTTGAATGTATGGAATTAGCCCATAGTAAATTGTGTTGTCTTTGATTGAGTAGAGTCTGATAAAACCGTCCCAAAGTTTGTTCTTGAATGCTGGAACAAACTGATATCCCGGAACTCGGAATGAAAAATGTTGACTCAATTCCTGAGCTAAGTCTCTATCACATTCAACCTTCACAAAAGCGTCATTCAGCTTGTGTATTATCAATTTCATTTTTTACCCATCTATGTATAGTTTTGTGGGATACACCAAAGTGTGTTATTGCATCACCTATGCTAGGGAATTGTATTCCGCGCACAACAATCTTCTTTTTTCGGGAATTACTAATTTTATTACGAACCTCAAGTCTTTTTGATGAATTTGCTTCACCTCTAACGCCACATTTGCTGTGATCCCTATTATTCATCTTTCCATCATCCCATGCTTTTTTGATGGCAGCACCTCTCTTTTTCAAATCGCACTTTTTTCCAAACTCTCGTTGTTTTTCTCTATCATTGAAAATGCAATTTGATCTACCCAATTTCCATCCAACAGGAACATCTTCATCTCTATTGATGTATTTGTCTTTTTGGCCATCCGTTATCCATTTTTTATTAGATACTGTATCGCCTCCATCACCCTCTTCAATTTTCAGATTTGCCCAGGAGTCAGAATTTACAACATCATATTCTAAACTTTTTTCTATGGCAATTTTTTTGAACTGCTCAAAGTTATCGGATTCAAAAATCAGTTCTGTTGTTATATCATTTCCATACTTTTTCAAATGCGATTTCCATAATTTGCCTGATCCTTTATATGAATCATATTTTTCGCCATCAGATTTCGTGTAACAGAGGTATTTCAGTTTTGTGATCTTATGTGTTTTGATCATCAATTTGTGTGTTTGCATAGTGATCTCCTTCAGTTATTTATAAAATAACCAAATTCAACCATCTTATACACCCTGTATGAATCGCTCCCAGTCAATTAGAGATTTTAGTTGGAACGTTCTACTATGTAGTTCTTTCAAAACAGACTCACAGTAACTAATGATCTGCTCATTCATTCGTCTAGCTGCAAGATACTTGTTCATGTCCTCATCAGCATCCATGTAAGTTGCGATATCAGACTTCAATACAAATGGAAATGGTTCCCATCCATGTCTCTTCAAGTCTTCATTAGTCATCTTACCTGTGTAGTATTCCCACTTGATTTTCTTCATGCGGTTGTACTTGAACTCCAAGTCCTGAAGCTGATACTTATGGTGTGATAATATGTTTAGGTACTTTGCGTGAAGTTTAGGTATGTCTAACATTGCTTTGCCAGGTTCTGTCCTGTCAACGTTGGCATCTTTTATCCACTCATTCATAATTTCGTCAAGTTTGCTCATAATAATCTCCTAACTGGAGTCTACACTAATTAGGTTATTTTTTCAATGTTATAGTAGGTAAATCTGATGGACACATCAGCCGTCAGTACGTTGTCTGGTGTATCTTGTGAAGACAACACAAAAGATGATAGTGACGTTGGGAATGCATCAAAGAATTTGAATCTGACAATAGGCGTATATGATGATGAATACACTGTCAACGTTGCATCGGAGAACTGTGGTTGTGGCTTATCTGCATACTTGTTTAGTTTAGATAAGTTTTTATAGTCTTCATATTTTTCTGGAAAAGTCATGCCTCTGATCCAGTCGTGTATCTCTAGCCAAGAGGACATCTTTTCATCTATGGCAAAAGTCACGTTCATGATATCGTATATTGCTTTTTCACCTGGCGAATACATTTCAACAAATGGTGTAACGATTGGAATCTCGCCCAAAGAAATGCCAGGAACCGAGACTGCTTGGCAAAAGAATTGCAAATTAGGAACTCTACTGAACGTCAAGTGGAACTTGTTCGGGTGTAGAAAGTTCTGATTGTCCGGTGTGTTTGATAGTGCTATACTTGTCATGATACTATTTATACAATCTTTTTACATGTCCAGCCTTTGATGTGACTTCTGGACATATTGCCTTGATCAAATCCATTCTCCCTACAAAACTTAGTCAAGTTAGTTACTTCAAATGATACACCCTCTGGATTGGTCATTTGATATTTCTTCTGTCTGGTCTCAGCAACTCTTTGTTTTTGATATTCAGTATTCTTTTTACCCCAACGCCTTGTTTTTTGAACATGTTCTGGTGTAAGTTTTTTGCCTTTTTTGGCTAAACTCATTTTTTGTTTAGATTCTTCTGAGTATTTGAAAGTCTTCCTGAATGCACTGATCTTTTCTCCGAAACCATCCGGCTTCTTGACTCCTTTCTGCGACATAGCGATCTGTCTTAGAATTTCGTCTTTTCCTATTTGACCAGTTAGTCCTAGCCAAGCCCAGCGATCCTCATCTCTGCCGTTTGTCTCATACAATATTCTATGAGCTTCCGCATGTTCCTCTATTGTCAACTCTATCAAATTTGATGGATCATCTGAGCCACCGGCATGCCTTGGTACTATATGGTGTTTATGTTTTATCATCTTATAATTTGTTTTAGTTTACGAATTATATGTATTTATACAACAAAAAGAGGGAACCGAAGTTCCCTCTAAAATATCTCTCTTTATGGAGATTTATTTCCTTACATAATGCTTACATTATGTTGACGATTTTAAATGCGCGATAGTAGTTGTTCTTACCTGCGTTCAAGTTGCCTGCGCCTTGCGCTGTACCTTCAGCGAATGGGTTAGCAACTAGACCGTAACGAGTCTTGAAGCCAATTTTTGGCTGGAAGGTGTTAGTGTCAACTGCGCGAACCATTTGCAAAGGAACGTATGGGC